TGCTAGAAAAAGCACAGCTGTGACGATGGCCGGTGACGGTCAGGACAATAGCCAAGACGCTCGGATTGCCCTAATGGAGGACATGCTCATCCTCTTGGTTGTCGACCCTGAAACCATGGAGCCGTTGTTCTCCGTAGACCATCGCCCGTCCGATATCTTCCCGGTAGAGGAATTCATGGCATTCATGCTGACGTGTCTGAATGCGACGGGCATTCTAAATACCACACTGGTGACCACGGCGGCGGCCACTGCGGAAGCGTCAGAGACGCCAGGAGGTGAAAAGGAAGCCGGCCCTTTGGAGGATGGGACCGCAAGCAGCCTTTCACTAGTGGAGACGGCAGGGACAACGGCAGAGGAGACGACAGAGAAGGAGACGTTAGAGACGGCGGCCCCGGTCTCGACCTCGCCGAATGCCACCGGTTCGTCTACCGTCTCGCCGCCCAACTAGGTATATGGGACGTCGAATCATGGCTAAGTGATCCATGGGCCGGGTTGACATGGGAACAATTCGGACTATGGATTCAGTATTACACAGTAGAGCCGTTTGGCGAAGAGAGAGAGGACTACCGGATCGGAACTTTGATAGCATTAACGGCGAATATTAACCGTGATCCGAAGTCAAAACCCGATCCGTTCACACCTTACGATTTTATGCCATATATGAGACGGCCGGAAGCGCACGAGAGCGAGGAGGATATACACCATCGTCAATTGGAGAAGTGGGAAGCGTTCGTGATTGAATCAACGGCGGCAGCTATGGCGAGGTCGAAAAAGGTGATGTGAGTGTGATTAGGGGCGTCTTACTTCTAAAACCTCGATACGACCCCGGTACGTACGTACGGAATAAGAAAGGTGGTCGCATGGGTTGGCACGAAATCCTTTATAAGAGTTGTTTGGACATCGCCGCCGGCCGTCCCACAGACGAGCCCACAGGCGAAACCCTCATGCTCGACAGTGGCACGTCCAACTTTAAATGGATGTCTGCGGCGTGGTGGTATGGGTGGGCGCTGGCTAGTGGATCGTCCAGCAAACTCGCAGCCGCACAGGAGCGTGTCCTATCTCTCTACGCTGAGGAACGCCGTACGGGTCATCAATTACTAGAGCAGACCTGCCCATCCCCGCACGACAATTTCCATCGTATGGCCCATGCCGTTATACGCGCTCTAGTTGTAAAACAATCACAATACCTTACGTCTGTAAACCAGGCTCGCACGGGTGTTATCGGCGAGCAGAACGCCATATGGTGGGGATGGCGATTAGCTCTCGACCGCGCAGGGGCTACCCCAGACGGCCAGATCATCCTGCCCGGCTGTCGAGGCGACGGCGCGCCGCTGAGTCAAGTAGCGGATTCCATCTATCGCATGTGCATGGGACTGCCGCAGCGTGGGCCGGCCGCACGCGAACCATGGTGGCAAGATCCGGCGTACGGCGGCGGCGCTCCGTCGATACTGAGAGATCTAATGGGGCCGGGGCCGTGGAAGATAACCATTCCCGATCTGCCAAAGTTGCGGTTGAAGATGGAAGGGACACACTATAGCGGAGGATTCAAACTGAGTCTAGCAGGATCGCCCGAACGAACACCTATTATATCGGAAGTGTCTGTCCGTTTCAATGCGCCCGGACAGCACAGAATCGAATTCGTCAAGGATTGGGATGAGTCGACACGGGCGGTACTCTAGTGCCTACGTCGTTAACACCAGACTCGATAGCCAAACTCCACCGTGATTTTCTCGCGCGCGTGATAGCCGCTGTGGACGGTGAAGGAGATAATTTCCTAGCTGCTACACAAGCGGCGGTCCCTGTAATAACGGGTGCGTTGAAAGCGTCCGGCAAGAAGTCGGATGTCGTAGTGGACTCCGCTACCGGTTCGGTGTCCGTAACTGTCTCTTATGGCAATCCGTCCGCTCCGTACGCCGCATACGTCCACGAAATCCCAACCGGCCAGCATCCTAAATACGTGGAAGGTCCGTTGAACGAGCTATCACCCGGGCTAATGTCACGTATCGCTAGTAAGATTAAGTCGTAACAATCTGCCGACATCTATTACCATCTTACCACCTACCCCATGGACGTCGGCACCGCACAAGGCGCAATCGTAATAGACGATAAATTTTCGTCCGTCTTCGCCTCATTCCAATCCGGCACATCACAAATATTAAAATCCGTTTCCGATCTAGTTGCCAAGCTAGACGCGCTCCACACTCCCCAAGAGCGCACGAAAACGGATGCTGAAAAGGCCGAGGAAGCCCAGCGTAAGTCAGCGGTTACGATCAATACCGTAACCGAATCCTACCGTCGCCTAGTCTCACAGCTAGACCCTGTTGTCGCTGGCACTAAGAAATATGAAGACGCCCACCGCACGTTATCACAAGCAGTCGAACACGGCGTAATCTCACACCATCAATACGAATCTGCACTTGACAAAGCTAAAGAGAAGTTCCTCGCGGCCGGTGGCGGCGCATCACAATTTGAGCATTTACTCGGTAAAATCACTGAGCTAACCAGCGTAGCCGGCCCGGCCGCAAAAGAAGCCGCTGAGAAGATCGGCCTATTAGGCGAAAAAGCTGCTGGCGTCACTGAGCTAGTATCGTCGCTAGGACCGTTGACGCCTATACTATTAGCTGTGGCCGCCGCTGTGGCTGTAATAGGTGTCGCTTGGAAAGGATTTGAATTAGCGTCCGATTTCCTCAAAGAGGCTATTAAAGAGGGCGCCGAGTTTGAGCAAACCGTAGCCAAGTTGAATAACACACTTAAAGCTAACGGTTCAGCGTCCGGCCTATCCGCGCACGAAATACTGGAATTCGCCGAGTCATTATCCGTAGCGACGGCTAGACCTACAGCGGAAATTACCAAGGGTTTAGCTGTACTTACACAATTCCAAAAGATCGGTCATGATACGTTTGAGCGCGCGTCGAGGGATATTCTCGACTACGCACAACAGGTAGGCACCACACCCGAGGAAGCGTTTCAGAAATTCGGCCGTGCGCTCGAAGGTGGCCAGCGTGGATTACGTGCGCTTGAGGAAGTCGGCGGCGTATTCCGACAGTCACAAAAAGCTACTCTACGCCAAATGCTCGACAACGGCGACGTTATCGGGTATCAGACGTTACTACTCAAGATCCTAGAGGAGCACGTCAAAGGTGCCGCTGCTGCCTATGAAAAGACATTCAACGGTCAAGTAGCGCAAGCTAAAAATGTACTGATTGATCTCAAAGAAAGCATAGCTAACCAAGTCTTACCTGCGTTAGAGGATCTTGTTAATGATCTTGTTGGTTCTGTCGGCGGATGGGCGATAGTTCGTGCCGGTATTAAGGACCTCGGAAAAGACATCGGCGAGTTTATTCGTTCGGCGATATATCATATAGCTATATGGTACCACGAATGGGAAGAGCTAACCTGGCGCGTTAGTGCGAACGTTCAAGCTGCGTTCGGCACTCTTATCGGCGGTAGTCTAGACGGACTGGCTAAGCTGTTTGAATTTTTAGGCCACATACCTGGTGTATATAGTTCTGTCTTTTCAAGTTTAGCCGTCTCGGCTAAAGGTGTGGCCGATAGCGTAACGGATCACTTCGCTAAAGGGTCTGGCGAAGCGATGCGGCATGTCGGGGAGGAGACTTTAGCGATAGCTACCCTCACGACGCAGTACAGAATACACCGTACTGTGCTTGATGGCGACACAGAGGTACAGAATAAACACGCCTCGTCAGTCGATAGTGTAGCCGGAAAAGTCAAGGATTTAGCTGCCACGTATGATGAGGTTAATAAGGCACTTCAAGCGTATTCCGACAAATTATCAGACCAAGAACATAAACTTTCGCTATCCAAGGATTCGACCGAAGCGCTTCTAGCTGCTGCGAAAAAGGGGTTGTACGAATATGCTCTTGAGAAAGACGCTCAGGACCGCCTAAACGCCGTCACGGCGCAAACGATTACGTTAGACAGGGAGCATCGCACAGAGATAGAAGCGCTAACGGCCGCACACGACAAACTAATCAAACTAGGCAAGACCTCGGACGCCGCCTCTGTCAGCGAAATCATCAAACGTCAAAACGACGAATACGTTAAACAACGCGCCCATATTGCCGGGTTAGTCAATGATAAAATTACACTGGCCAATCGTGAGAGGATTCAGCTGGCCGTAGATAACGAGGAGAAGTCTCTCCTCGACCAACTAGCTATATCGCGCGCCAAAATTACAGACGCTGAAAACGGCAATACCGATGCCACTCGCAAATTAAACGCCGAAATCGCGGCAGAGAAAGACCGTCTAGCCTTATTGCCGCCAGTCATCCGGCTATATTTCGAAGGCTTGCGTGATTCGAACGTTGAAGCCATCAAGCTCTTAGACACAACGAAAGGCATAGCCGGTCTACGTCTTCAGGCGCAATTCGATGTCGCTGTTTCTAATATAGATTCGTCTCTCTCGTCCAATCTACAGCAGATAGAGGCCAAATATCTTGACTTCCTACGTTCTATCGGACTTGGCAGTATCGATGAAGGCACGCGTCTTCTCCAGGATTACGCTACTGCTCACAAGGTCACACTCGATAAGCTAACCGCCGATATAAAGGCAGCAATCGGTCAAATCGACGACGCTAGGACCGTAGCAAGATATCGCAACGCCGACAAAACCCCGTTCGATGTATACGTCGAGGAGCGTGCAAATATCGAGCGGCTAATGTCGGCTAGCGAAGACGAGGTACATCTAACTGTCTCTGCCGGTCAAGCTGCGATATTAAAACTCGAACAAGATCATTGGCACTCCGTTGTCAGTACATGGGCCGGCGCACTGCAAACGCTCGGCTCTGTCACGGGCGGATTCATTGCCAAGCTCGCTCAACTCGCTCAGATATTACAGAATTCCCAAAGTGTAAGCAGCGGTGTAAGCAGCGGTGTATCTCAGCTCGGCGGGTCGTCGGCACTATCTGGCGGTGCGGGCGCAATTGCCGGTGAAGTCTATCTAGTCTACGCAATCAAGGCATTCTTTGAGGCGCAATGGGAGGAGGAAGCGCGGCGTCAGTTCGGCACTGTTGGTGAATTCATCATCTCCAATATGCGCGAGCATATTACTCAGCTTGACGAGAACAGTGCACAGTCTATCCGCGCTATACGTCAAGTAATTGATAATTTCGCGGAAGCTATAGGCGGGACCGTTACTGATCTAGCTAAAATAGGAATCCAGGTACGCAACGACGGCAAGGCGTTCGCTGCGTATGTTGAGGATAAATTTCTCGGGTACTTTGCCAGTGCTGACGAGGCTATCAAGGCCGCTGTTACTGCCGCACTACAAGATCCTAAATCATCAATCCGCGGCCTGTCGGATCTCGTACGGCAAGGACTGGCCGGGTATAATAGCTCACCTGTCTCGACGCTAGACGATTTAGCGAAATTCCTGACTAAGCTCCGTGAGATATCTGATCTTGGCAAATTGCCGGATCAGATCCAGGTTAAAGCTACACTCGATCATCTAGCTAGTCTAACAGACGCACTATTACAAGTACGCGATGTTACTCCCGCTGTCGCACAAGGTTTCCTTGACCTCGCCGCCGCTGGCGCTCAAACCCTGTCAACGTGGCGCGATTCGATTACCGGAACACAACGTACGGCATACGAGATCTTCGAACGTAGTAAGCTAGCGTTCAACGCTGAAAGGGATTCACGGGAAGCGGCGCTTAAAGCTCAGTATGAAGAGACCAAAGCCAGACTCCTAGCGGCGGGTGTAACAGTACAAACGACGCAACAAATAGTAGGGGCATTGACATCGTTATCGGCTGCAAGCGGAGCTAACTACGGTGGCGGATCTGGATATAGTGGCGGACCCGGTGGCGGGCTTACAGGATCGAATGGTGGTACTAACCTCGGCGGCGGCGGAGGAACAGGCGGTCCTAACATCGTACTTACTGGCGGCACACCTAAGCCGGTGCCCGGCAAGGATGATCTAATTGCCAGCCTCAAAGCACTGCTTGATTCACTTCTACATGGCCTTGCAGACTTACCGGCCAAAATCACCGAAGCAGATTTCCGCAATCCTAACGCTTCTAACTTCTACGCTAAACAATTAGATGATGCTGTAGATTCATTCCGCCGAGTAAGCGATGCGCTCGCGAAAGCCTCAGAAACATCTGATCAATTCGCGTCTGATTTAGCTTCGGCATTGTCAAACGTCGCACAATCCTTCATAGATACGCGCGATGCAATCACAGGCCACACTCGCTCTGCCGTTGAAGAGCTTGAGATTAAAAAGCAACAAGCGGCATTGTTTAACGCTGAATTGCCGCTCGAGATTGCCAATCTTAAAGCAGAAGTGGCCAAAGACCAAGCATTGCTTGCCACTGCCGGCATAACTAACACCTACGCGGCGACTGTACTGGAGAGTGGAAAAGCCGTAGCTGCACTGGCGCAGATTACTGCCCAGACTATTGTTCTAACTGGTCAGTTGTCGGAAGCGGAAGTCGAGGCAACGCAACGTAAAATAGATGCACTAAATGGTGTTATCCAGGTATTAGAACAGATTAAGCCGATTGATATATCAGAGATCCACGTCCAAGGTGGCGGTGGTGGATCTGCAAGCGGCAAATCACCTACACAGGAATTAGCTGATTTTTTTGCAGCATTCGACCGGTCGCTATTGCCACAATTGTCACAACAGATCTACGATATTAACAAGAAATACGACGATGAAATCAAGCTTCACGCTAAAGATCACACAGCGATAGATCAGCTTAATAAAGACCGCGAGGCAGAGATAGCGCTCGTCCAAAAGGCCGCGCGCGAGGTAGGAGTAAAGAACGCTCAAAGTTTCATCGATAGTGGACTGCCCGGACTAGTCACACAGATCAACGGTGTACATAATACGTCACAAGGGTTGATCGATTCTCTGCGGGCGTTAAATTCACAAGGTGCGCTATCGACACAGGAGTTACATAGATTAGTTCCGGCTATCCGAGCGGCTGAGCAGGCACAAGTAGCTGCTATCAAGACCGGCATATTACAATCTATTGACGATTTCGCTGCCACTATCGCTAATCAAGGTTTGCCTGGACAGTTAAAGGGGATTAGTGATCAATCTGTCAAACTCCGCGATTCGCTCAATGCCCTAGCCGCCGCCGGGACGCTATCGGCGGATGAATTCTTCAAAGCGGCCGGTAAGATCAGTGACGCTGCTAAGGCACAGGAGCAGGCGACATATGAATCCGCTGCCACGTCGTTGCTGTCAGAGTTGTACGGGCTCCTACATGATGACACGGCATCGGCAAAGCTTAAATTTGATCTGACTTTGGCTGAGTTACAAATCCGTGAAGCTGAGTTAGAGAATGCAGTTAAGATATACGGCTTGGTTGGCGATTTCATCCCGGAGATCAAAGCCGCTATTGATAAGTTCAAAGCGGCCGGGCCTGGGATATTCTCCAGCTCCGGTTCGAATTCCAGTCCCACAAACTTCACGGACCCGGCGACTGTTCTAAGGTTAGCCGCTGAGAATCAGGCTAACGCGGGCAACAGTCTACAGTCGGCGGCACAGGCATTGTCTGTGGCGATTCAAAAACTCTCAGATTACGGCGACTCACTGTTGACCAATTCCACCCTCAGCGCCTTGACTCCGGCCGATCAATTAGCACAGGCGCGAGCGCAATTACAAGCGGATTACTCGCTAGCCGAATCTGGCAATCTCGACGCTTTCAACGCTTATCAAGGTTTAGCGAATACATTCTTGGGGTTATCGAAAGCCCAGAACGTGTCAAATTCCACGTACGGCGTGGATTTTAAATTGGTATTAGATGAAATCCAAGCTCTCAAGTCCATGGTCGGAATAATATCACTGCCGACGATACCGGCCGTGGGATCATTCGGAGGTGGTAGCGGCGGAACTGGCGGCGGAGGCGGCGTGGGCAGTGGCAACGGTTCCGGCCAAACTCTAGCTGTGATCAATCTCGACCCTGTTGTATTGTCGATCGGTTCCGCGTCAAACCGTAACCACGATGACCTATCAAATATGGCTGCTAGAGTTGGAGTACTAACAGAGGTAGTACGTACACAGCAAGATCAATTAACGCGCGTGGTTAGCGTGTTAGAGCACGGGATGGTTCACTAATGGCTGCCAACATACCCCGCCCTAACAATAATACCGATAGCACCTTGATTGACGAACTTATACGTGACTATGGCGAGGTGTTTATAAAGGCTGGATTGACGCATGAGCGTGTAGTGCTTATTGTAACCAAAGACGTAGAAAAGGTTAAATCAGCCCTAGATTCACGCCTCGCATGGTGGCGTAAGCTGGACGAGGCACGACAAAGGGTACTGGTGAATATGGCTTTCGGTCTAGGAGTAAACGGGCTATTGTCTTTTAAAAGCGCCTTAAAATCCCTGGAGCACAGTAATTTTGATTCCGCCGCAGATGCCATAGTCGACTCTAGATGGTATAAACTAGATAAGGCACATGCTGAGAAGATAGCGAATGCTATCAGACGCGGCGACGATAGCGAACGTCGCACGGACTCGGACAAGTTTAACCAATGACCCGTCCAGGCTTGACAGCATTCGGCGAATATGCGGTAGGTGATCTGCCGGCTGCTAATGATATATCCACACCATCTCTATCCGCTTATCTGCTCGCCAATCGCGCCGACCGGATTATCCTGTTAATCGCCAAGCCCCGTATTCCCGGGTCAATGGGCCAGGTGCGTACGATCTATGCGGCGAGTGACGAGTACTCGACCAAACCCACAGATACGCCAGCCAATCAGATATTCCGTGCTAGATTGCTATCCTCGTATAATATCCAATATTCGCTATGGGGTGGGCTCGGTCAGCTACCTATCCCCAAGCAGACGGTAGACGGCAAGACACAACTACCATCCGTTAGATCTATTCCATCGTTCGGTGTAATATCGTTCGTCGCCGCCGATGGCGATTACGACAATTTGACTCGACTATCTTGGATCGGCTGTGAGATCGATATCTATGTAACGGTTAAAGACGCTGCATTCTCTCCGCCACCGCAAATCTTCAAAGGTACATGTGGCGGTATCACATGGGACCCGGCTAGAATAGATCTCTCTATTCGCGACTTGCAGCAGAATTTTCAGATCCCACTACAGTCGGAACTATACACGACCGGGGCTATTACTTTATCCGCCCCATCTACCCCTGCCGCAACCGCCACTATCACCACACCGTCCGGGTCGAAATCCATAGAGTCCTGGGTTAAACCATCATCCGATTCGTCTACCCGCCGTGATCTAATCGGCTGGCAAGGTACAACCGCGGGATGCTTTGGCATCTATTACAATACGAACGGGTCTAATTATCTCACAGCGTTCGCCGTCAACAATGCCGGGACGATATTCAAATTCGACGATAATCTAACCGTCCCATCCGGTACGTGGATTCAAGTCGCTATCACCCTCGATGTCACTGCCGGCTTCCTCTATCTTTACATCAATCGCACGTTGCGCGGGTCTGTCGCCGTCACCGGAACATTCACGACCGCGGCGACTGCCTTCACACTCGCCAATGCCACGATTTCAGAATTACGTCTGTGGTCTGTGGCGCGTACACTTGGCGACGTGGCATTGAATATGTATCTGTCCTACCCATGTGCCACAGGCGGAGCATATACTGGTCTGTACGCCTATTACACCTTCCCGGAATCGGTAGGCACCACGTCTGTCGATCAAACTGGTGTGCGCGGGGCGATTACCCTAAACGGTGCATCGTGGGATACCGGCGACTGGCAACAGTCACAATGTCTGGGTAAGGTGAAACCTGTCGCTATCGGTGAATTAAAGTACCCCGCTGAGATCCCTCTTCAGCTAGTCGATCCTAACGCGCCGAGCACTATCATATTCCAAGCTCATCATCGGCCGATGCAAGCGTTTCTAGCAGTGCGGCACGCGGGGCTAGCGTTAGTGGCCGGCGTAGATTACACCGTTGATCTCTACCGCGGTTATGTCTTTGCGCATGTGAACGTGACAGCGACAATGACAGCGGACGTCCAAGGGGATACGGGGGTCGGCTCGCCGGATGGGTTAGGGTATGTGAATCGCAAAGCTGACATAGCCGTCCGGATAGCGGCACTGTACGGTGGGACGCCTTACCCCACCGGCGTAGACCTCTCTTCCGTGTCAGATCTCAATATCAAAGATCCGTCGCCGCATGGTATTTTCATCAACTCATCCCAAACCATCGGCGATGCTATCGACTCACTCATGGACGGGTGCTCATGGACATTCAACCGTCAAGGGCAACTAACCCTAGGCCGATTAGACCTACCAGGTGTATCGACTGAGGATATCAATCAGAATAAAATCGTCTATGGCTCGCTTTCCCGTCAACCTACACCGGAACCGAGCAAACGTCAGAGAGTGGGGTACAATCACGTCTGGCAGACGCAGCCGCCAGCGCAATTGTCAACATCGTTAACGACGGCAGATAGAGAGCTATTAAGTCGCCCTGATTCATTCGTAGCGCCCGGGACGGACCTGTCAATAGTGAAAGATTATCCGCTCGCGTCCGACGTACAAATCCTCACCTTGCGGTATGATCAATCTGCGGCCGAAGCAGAATCTATCCGCCGTCAATTAGTATATGGACAGTCGGCGGATATATATAAGGTCAGAGTTGTAGAAGGACTATTCAAGCATTGGTTACTCGACACTATCACTTTGACATATAAAGAGGAAGTGCCAGGGTCGGCGGCAGGTGCCACCGTTGTACGTTACGACATATCTGGCAGGAAATTCGTCATCATCGGTCTAGTCGAGACCGTGGCATCCGATCCTAGCCAACCGGATGTTGTAGAATATACGCTGTGGGGGCCGCGTGTGTCCGGGTTGATTATTGATACCGCGACGTTGGATAAATTAGTTGTCGACACGGTGACGGGTGATAGGTTGAAGATTGGCAATTAAGCAGTAATAGGGGAGAGGAAAGAGTCCCCCCGGAGCGTGTCCAGGGGGCGGGACAGATGTGAGAGGGTAGGATCACCCTACCACACTTTCTGACTGGACACAAGGCCCTCGGTACGTGGTAAGATCGCTGCTGTCTGAGAGACCCGAAAGAAGGAGGCGCTCCTGTGGCTGCTGACTCTCTCTGTGGCTCCTACCTGATCACAAGCCGGACTGCCAACCGATTCGTCGGCACTCTGGAGTGGCGGCCGCGTCAAGGCGTCTACCGGCTGCACGACGGCGCCAACGAACTTAGCGATTACGGCCCGGGCGCGGTAGCCGCTTCGATCGCTGCCGGTCGGTGGATGCCAATCCAAGCGGGGTAGATACCAATGCTGTGGTTTTTAGTCGGGGTGTTTGCCGTAGCAATCTGTATGATCTGGGCGATGACCAGGGCATACTAAACCTTTCTATATTAGACGGAGGGTATGTGCAACATAGGTATAATCAAATTGTCAGTATAGCGGCGGCTACGTTGGCGGTATTCGTTTGTAGCACTAACGCCCATGCTCAGGACATACCTATCACCGGCCTGCCGCACGTATCGAGCATACAACCAACAGACGCATTTATCTTCCAACGGGCTGGAGCTACACGAGACAACTTCATCTACCAGTCTGAGTTATTCAGTGGATACGCTTCGCTCGCCACACCGGCTATAAGCTGGGCAGTATACGCTGCCGACTATGGCGTCGGTGTAAGTAGCTCGGCCGCAACCAACGATGCCGGTATCGCCGCCGCTATTGCTGCCCTGCCCGCTTCCGGCGGCACCGTCGTACTACCGTGCGGCAACGGAATAAGTATCTCCGCTACAATTACACTAGGCAATGCGACGACCACGACCGCGAGCACACGCAACGGTATTACCCTAACCGGTTGCGGTACCGGCCCCGACGGTATCAACATGACGGCGATCTCTGGCGCTACTCGACTCGTCTGGGTGGGATCGGCAGGCGGGCGAATGATCGAAATTCACGGCCCGATTGAGGGGATCAATCTCAGCGATTTCACGCTTGACGGTGGCGGTCTCGCCGCTCAGCTTATCCACTCCTATCGCTCCTTCCAACAAGACGTACGTCGAATGAACCTCATCCAGTGGACGGGTACCGCAATCGCAATTGATGCCGATGGAACCTATACCGGTGCCGGTGGCGGCGGTGGCGGTGGTGCGCCGTTCCAACAAACTTGGGAACTAGTTAATATCATTAACCCTTCGTCTACCTCCGCTAATGCTGTTACGATTGGATCGAACGTCAACGGCAACTACAACGTTAACGAAGTGACGTTCACGCGGTGCCAACTAGAACGCGGTAATACAGACAACGCCTATTCTCTTTGGCTCGGTAATGTAGACCACGCAACCTTTGTTCACTCTTGGTTCCTTCGTCGTAGTTCCACTACCGGTAAGGCGATTATCGTTGCACCTCAGTCCGGCGCGCCTACTTGGCCTAGCAATATAACCTTCATCGCATCCCCTCTTCAGGGCGGCATCTATCTCGATCAATCCGCAGCTACGTGGTCGAATACCGCTAATCCGGCGCTTCTTTTTTACCCATTCTACACTGCTGACAGTCAAGCCATTCCGCCTGTCGGAGCGATCTCGACTACTCTTCCCGCGACCCTTGTTGGCGGTATGACAGATACCGGCATGCCGCTTTCCGGTAGTCAAACGCGTATCTCTCTGTCTACAAATCAAGGTATGTCAGCTAATCAAGAAGCGTTCGGCAATAACGGTATCCTTTTCGAGGGTGCAACGTCCGATGCCTTCGAGACCTTTCTGACCGTGACCGATCCGACTGCCGACCGTACGATTACTCTACCGAATGTGAGCGGAACTGTCGTTACAACCGGCGACACCGCGACCGTTACCGCTGGTATGCTTGCTAACGCTCTTCCGGCGAACACGACCGCTGTAGCAAACCAATTCTTTACGGCTTATAATTCGGCCACAGGGGCATACACAAAAGCTCAACCGGCGTTCACGGACATATCCGGCGTCACGACTATCGGCCAGATTCCCACCGGCACAACGTCCACGACCGTGGCACTAGGCAACTCCAAAACAAACGGCCCCGGCGGCTCAAAATATAGCACCGATCGTATACCGTCGTCAAATACAGACGCCCCTTGCACAGATGAATTCCTTACGGCTACAGAATCCGGAACTTGGCGCTGGGGTAATCAAGGCTCAAGCACTCAAGCTTTGACCGGCGATGTTCGCCAGATCACAATCGGCGCTGAAACAACCAATGTCCACGTTAGGTGGTGTACGCCGCCCGCCGCAACGGATTGGACGTTTGGCGCCAAAGTATCATGTTTCGCATCAAACTCAGCGAATGCCTGTGGCCTTGCGGTCCTAGAAACCGGCACAGAGGCCACACCCACCGCTCTGTCGTTCGTCCTAGAAGGTAACGGCAACGGTACCCCGGTCTATGTAACAAAGACCTCTTACACGTCGGCCTATGCTGGCACAGCCGGTGGGCCGCTTACTTGGGGATCGCTCTTGACAGCCGGTCTCACACACTGGCAAGAAATCACCTACGTATCAAGCTCTAAGACGATAGCGTATAAGATCTCACTCGACGGGATCTTTTGGTTTCAGGTCAACTCAAAGGTTTTAGGCGCTAACCCGGTATCGCTCGGTACTTTTGTAGACGCCAATACAGCTTCAAATACGGGACTAACAGGGATCTTCTACTACACTCGTTTAGTCAAATCGTCCAACGGATTGATAGGGCAGTAGTGGCTATAACGTGGCGATAAGAAGGCAAAACAGGGGCAAATAAGGGTAATAATCATTATGTCATCGCCGATTATCGCTAGCCCTGCCCTATCCGATTCTATTGTACTAGTCGGCGGCGTCACGGCCGGATCTATGCCGTTATCGTATCTACAAACCGATCAACCCAGCGACCGCACGCGATTTACTGATCTAAGCGTCTTGTACGCTCCCGGTGGCGGATCGGCTGTAGCCTCATCTGGTGCATATGTTGTATTAGATTTCGGAACGCCAGTCGCCTTACATCTACACTACTTCGGAATGACAAATGCCAGTACATTCGCTGCGATTCGTAAAAGAGGCGGAAATAACCCCGATCCTACAATATCACCGGTGTATGATACTGTAATAGGACTAGGCACAGGATCGGCTCATGACATACCATTAGCACCAGTCGATGGGTTGAAAGCTGTTGGTATATCTAAAATCCCGCATATCGATTTCAGCTCCGCAGGTTTTGGCGGATCATCATTTCGATATTGGCGGTTTGATTTTATCGATCCAGACAATCCGGACGGCTATCTAGACATCGGTCGCATGATCTTAGCGTCCTTCTCCTCTATCAATGGCGCTCCGCCGTCGTGTTATCAATTCCCGCGTGGCGTGTCAGCGTCCAATAGTTCAATCGGATTCAACGAACCGACTGTGCGACTAGAGACAGCTGGCCGTCAAACATATTCGGCCGTACGTACGCCATTAGATCAGCAGAAGTTTTCCATCGCCGCTGTTAAGGAGTCTGACTTATTAGGTTCTCTCCGTGCGATTCGTGCTACTAGAGGAAATTCACGTGGCGTATTGTGGATAGAAAATCCCGCCGATCCGGCTGTGATAGCACAAAAGACCGTATACGGCCTAATGACTATTAACGATAGTCCACATTTAGGGCTTATGGCTGTCGGTGGAGTAGTGGTATTTGCCCCGTACACGCAAGTTTACACAGTTGACGGTTCGATTGTAGCGATGAATTAAACTAAGATAAGGTGATCATTAAAATGGGCGAACGTAAGGAACCTACACCGTTGCCTGAAGGCGTACGTAAGCCTATGCCTCCTCCGGCACCACCACCTCCACGCCGCAGCACAATTACTATTAAGTTTAGACCAATAAAAGAAACTCTCCGCAACTTATCTGCTTACGATGGTGACGGTATAGTGGTGGACTAGAAAATGTCTATTTTAACCGACGATCAACGCGCTATCTTCGACGCTTGGTACACGTCACACAGCAAGTCGACTCTAGACGTCGCCGATCCTGACACCTTGCGAGTGCTAGCGGAGGCGTCATTCGAGGAAGGGGTTAAGGCGGCGGAATCCGTACGGCCGCATAGTAAGTTTAAAACCAGATACGGAGACGACAAGAAAAGCGCCGAGAGATAGCAACCATGGCTAACGATAAATCACCGGCTCTAGTCGGCGTTTCCACTTCCACTGTTGGCACAGGCGACTACGCTTGTGGCGCCGCTCTTCCCGGCTTTCGTACGTTCAACTCCGGTGTGCTATCCGACGGCGATACGTTCCCATACGAATGCATTGATAAGACGACCACGCCGTACACTTTCGAACGTGGTCGCGGACGATTCAATGCCGGGCCTAATACCGTCACACGCGTCTTAGTCACTTCCAATAGCGCCAATAATACAGCTCCTATCTCGTGGGGCGCTGGCGGCTCGCGCAATCTATTCATTGACGACGGCGACCAAGCTACAGCCAGATCGGTATTAGGATTAGATACAGCGGCATATCTTCCGGTTGGTACGGGTGCCAATCAAATCGTACAGCTCGATGGCACCGCTCACATTCCGACCTCTCTCTATACGACCCTGCCGCATACTCACTCGTCAATCGTCTCGTCTATCGCATGGACTGGCGGGTCCAATTCAAACATCCTCAAGTGGTCCTCTGCCGGTGTACTAGCCGCCGCTGGTCTAGGCGATTCCGTTACCGCTCTATGGCCATTATGGGCTAAGGGTTCGGACGGCGTATATTACACATTCGGCGAGGTACCATTTACCGGGGTTGTGGCTGGACAACGTTACTATCTAGGGGCAGCGGGCGCCATTTCTACGACGTTCTCAAACGGTGTGAACGATATACCAGACGGCACACACATTATGGTAATAGTGGGGTACGGCGCCGCGACCGGTGTACTATTCTTTAACCCATCGCATCCGTTCGCGTCTATCCTGTCTTCTGGTACGGCATTGAAGCTTGAGCATGGCGACTTTAAGGTGTAGGAACGGTTAGTACAAGTAAATAGCACATAACCTTGAAAGGAGACTGTAAATGGAAACCTACCGCAGCATCCCCGTTTGGCTCCGTGTCGGCAATTCGGCAGACGAAATCATCTATCGCGACCGCTCCGGCGCCGTCGCCCGTGCGTCATGGTTACCTGACGAATCGCACGACACATTTGGCGTAAAAATCGGCGGCGAAGACTCCCCCGTCTCGGGTACCTTAGTCGGCGAACGGTATTCCCGTCAGCTCCTCCAACAGGCTATCCGGGTGGGCGCCCTACCGCTGCGTACTGATTATGTCGTGACGGACCGCGATGACGACCTTATGAAGCTGGTAGCGATTGGCGACCTCCCTGCCTGGGACGCTCTCGTGGCACCTGTCCTGGCCCGTCTACACCTGTCCGCTCCTCCTAGCTCAGGCCCTGGCGACTCCAACCCCGGCGTGGTGCCGCCTACCCCAAGCCGGCCGGACGGTGGCGTCCTAGAGCGTCCCACACCCATCGGCACGGCACAGGACCCAGCCATGGGACTGGTGTTCAAACTTCAGGACGCTCTCCGCGGGATGGCTGCGATGCAGGTGTTCGACACTGCCAGTATGAAGATTGTCAAGATAAGCGACACGGAATACTGGCGAACCACAGTGGCACCATTGTTGAAGTCGATGTTTATGTCGAGCTAAGACAGCCAGTCTACGAACGGATAGGGTACAGTGGCGCGCGCATCGGAGACCGTAATATGACATATCAACCGCACGGCATGTGCTGGCTTTGGGATTACCGTCTAATCCTTCTCCATGCGCCGTCCGATTTCGCTACCTTTATCGCATATAGCATCATTGTCATTGTCGCGGCGTACGTCTATCGCTGCGGCACTTTATCCCACCTGCGCACGGCTTATCCGCGGCTGTGGAAGTCTGGAGTCGGATTTATCGGCACGTGTGGGCTGTCGCACTTAGGAAATTTCCTAGAAGTGTGGTATGGCGGCGGTCTGTACTGGATGTCGGGCGTTAACAAAGTCATAATGGCAGTATTCTCACTGTACTTCGCCGTACAGTTCTACCGCGTCCGTGACGAGCTAGTGCTAGCCGGAAGAGTACTCCACGCTTCGGCGGATTTTTTACAGGCACATATTGACGGCGAGCGTGTGGAATTTGATCGTAAACAGCCACATCCGCCGCAGCCGTCGCCACAGCCGCCGCTGTCTCAATAGTGTAACGATAACAGCCGCACATGCCCATCATCGCTCAAATGCCCGGACTCGATCCCACCCCCTACACGGCGTGGGGAGTACTTGGTTTGCTTGGCGTGTCGTTAATAGTGATGCTGGGGGTGGTCTGGAAATTAATCACCCAGCAGACAGCCAACATGAAAACGCGTGATGAGCTAATCATGAATTTCGTAGATCGCCACCGTAGCGAAACAACCAAAACACTAGCCGAAGTCGCTAATACCATAGCGGCATCCGGTGAGCGTCAAGCCGCTGCCGCTACAGCATCAAATGAAAAGATTGGCGCTATCCTTACCCGCCACACTAGGATGCTGGATGAGGTGCTAATGTCTAACCGTGTGCTAGACAAGATTTCAGCTATGAAACAATCTGGCGTGGTCATGAGTCAGGCCGAAATAGAAACCCTGGTCCGGACAATCATGCATGAACGCTCCACTGCCCGAGAGGGATAGATATGCGCCAGCCGTGGGGGTCTGTCGAGAAGTGGGGGCCGTGTGTGGTAGCGGTTATTGCGCTATTTGCTGTGATAGGGATAGGGTGGACTACTTCAAGTCGAATGTCGAAAATCGAAGGACACACATACGCGCATAGTACCGCGCATGATGGGATGGAGATAGCTTTAAGAGCCGAAATTCAAACTTGGCAAGCGTATGTCGTAAGCCTGCAAGCAATTATGATTAAAAATGGCATTAAAGACGTACCATTGCCGCCTAAACCGTTATCGCCATTATCGTCGCCGTCGTCATGCCCATCGAACTGCCCGCCAACTAAAAAGAAGGAGAAGTAACATCATGGCCGGAGCCGCATGCAAGGTTATTATCAACGATACCACCCAGGCGCTATCTAGATCCCTGGAGACCATCCTCACCAACCCTGATATCCACGGCGGCATGATTCCTGAGCGTGATCGCAAAACGATGTTGCAATCGCTAGCGGACATCGATATCCTAGCGTTCACCGGCGTGTATAACGCGCCTGGTACGCCTCTAGGACTGCTAGATATCGTCTTAAAGCTTGAGACGTGTGGGCTAATCACAGACGACGTGTGGAAGGTGCTGCCTAGGCCGGCTAGGGCGGGGGTTGGAAATGGTGGCATCAAGAAGAGATAGTCAATAGACCGGGCTGTAAAGTGGAAAGGCGCCTGGAGGTCGACCCACTCAGGCGCCTTTTTTCTCTTCTGTGATTCGAGCCGGTTACTGTCCTGCCAACCTCGCCAATTCCGTCTCGATAGCCACTTCGATAACGACGGCGGCCGCTGCTTTGACGAACGGATTGCCGATCCGCGACAACGCCTGATCGATTAACGGCTTCAGTTCCGCCCGGCCTTCTGGACTGGCGAGGTAGCTGAATAGAGCGGCGTTGAATGATGTGGCGTCGACGGAGGCGTGCTCGGTAGCGGCGACGGCGGAGGCGGATAGATCTTGTCCGGGTTGTGGCGGATTCATTGGGATTTCCATAGCCTATAATCCTCTTATCGGTCGACTTGTACGCGCGGTGAATTTTAGACACTCGGCGGCGGAGGCGGCGCGGTTGTGGCAATCGCGGCCTTAACCTTATCGTCCAACGCTTTAAGCTTGGCGGTCAGCTCGACCTCTACCGCGGTATCGCCGTTCGCTTGTGCCTCTGCCAGTTGACGCTTTAAATCCTCGATCTCTGCCAGATCCTTGGCGATCTCCGCCGAGTCTGCGGCAATCGTAGCCGCCTGTGATGCCTCTGTGGCTTCCGCCGTTGCCAGTGCGTTAGCCAGGCTATCGACGTCGGTTTCCAGCATGTTCTCGATATTCTTCAAGTCGTCAGCTTCCTTTGACATTCGCTTCTCCATACGGTTAAGTTGGGCGGACATTTGACCTAATTGATGTGTGATGACGTGTAGAGCATTGATGATGTAGTCTACTTTACTTGGGAACACTGGAATGCGGCTCATGGTGACGGGTGAGGTTGGCGGTTGTGGCAACATTGGTTTCACATTTCTATCCCCCTTTAAGGCCGGTTTATTCGGTATTTATTTGGCGTTGTCTGTGTGCATTACTCTACCCTTGTTGCGGCCACAAGTCAAGAACTTCCGCCTTACTTGCCCGGAACGAAATGTGGTAAGTGTGTGGTAGGCTGTGAATCGTCAAGAGGGAGATAAAAGGAAAGGACGGTAGTGAAATGGCAGATAATGACATTCACGTCAACCGTACCGGCTATTGGGTTACGTACCGCGCTAATTCTAGCGAAGATCGTGACGACCGCGATATTATACGCACGTACGCCTGTACCGATCTGGAGGGGTTGTACGCTCTAATCGACCACTTAACTGGCCGACCTACCGACTCGTTTCCGTTAGACAGTCGCGGATTGCCAATAGCGCCGAATGTGACGATTGCATACCCGTTGCATATTTACAGTTAAGCCAGAAGGTAACCACTATGAAATACGATCGCCACGGCGCCTGTGCTCAACGTGGTCAACAGTTCCACCGCCACTCCTATCCAATCGGCCGCGCGACGTTAAAATCCGCTAATAACGTTGAAAGCCCGACTGGATTTAGATCTAGAGGACCCGCTGCGGAGAGACAGGCGAGAAGGTTGGCGCGGCAGGTGGAAAGGAAAGATAAAATAACTGTATATGACAATGGACGGCCCCGGTAAATGTCACTCGGTCGCGCCACGTCTCACCTACCCTCACCCTCCTCTTTACGTTCGTCGCATTCACGTGTCGAGCCATTGGGTGCCGCCTCCCTCTCTCCGCCCCGTCTCGACCCGCGCGCTATCGGTCTACCCTCAAAGTTCTCCCGTCTCTATCCACAACAAGAGGACTGCATACTCCAGGCGCTATCCTCGCCCAAACGCTTCATAGGCATATTCGCGCCGACCGCTTCCGGCAAAACAGCCATATACGCCTCCATCGCTCTTCTCCGCCATGATCGCGCGCAAGTCAACGTTCACACTAAAGCACTCCAAGCTCAAATCACCAACGACTTTCCCTCGATATTCTCTATCACCGGCCACCGCAATTATTGCCCGTTAACTGTCTCTGAATCAGACGCAGACGTCACCGGCTGTCCATTACGGCAAGCGTGCCGCTATCGGCCGGAAGTAGAATACGCCGCGAAATCACAAACTATAGTCACGAATTACTCTCATGATTTCACCATCGCCAAATCATTCGCACCGGATAGGCTAGGCGACCGCTCATTACTAATCCTAGACGAGGCGCATGGCATCCATGACGAGCTGACCGGTCAAATGACAATTGACATATCGACTGCCCGGATTCATCGCCTCATCAATATGTCTGTGCCGAAATCGCTGTCAACTGTTGACTGGTATGATTGGTCTAGGGAAGCGATAGCCAAGTGTGAAAGCCGTGCTATCACTCTTCACAATGAGTACGAATCCGGTAGCGCCAAAGGTACAGAACTCCGCCGTTTAGGCCGTCTATCGTCCGATCTGAAACGATTCGTCTTCTCGTCTGCCCCAGCCGGCACACTTGGTAGCGCATTGGGTGTTAACCCTCATTTCGCCGCCGTACCCTACGTCGTCAAGCGCAAAGATGATACCACCGGCTTCCTAATCACACCTGTTCTAGCCAAATCATTCGCTGAGGAATTCCTCTTCCGCGGAGTCTCTAAGATCATACTCACATCGGCGTCAATCGACCGCAAAGACATGTTCGATCTAGGAATCAAGCCCGACGACTTGGAATATATCGAAGTCCCTAGCGTCATTGACCCGTCACGGCGTAAGATCTATTTCACACCTACGTCTCCACCAACCAGTCTCAAACACCCCGTGTCGAGCGGTGCATTACGTCTCCACTCTATGTTAGCCTCTGAGATCGTCTCCGGACGCCTCGACCGTCGCGGGTTGATTCAAACCCCGTCCTATCACGTCAATAGTAAATTCTTAGAGGATTTCAAATTCCGTGACATCGTTATCACTCACGGGGCGGGTGGCGGGCGCAAAGCAGTCGAGACGTTTAAATCGTCACTAATTCCTAGCGTTCTTGTCTCGCCGGCGGTGAGAGAGGGCTATGACTTTCCATATGAATTGTGCTCGTACGGGATTATCCTAAAACTTCCATGGCCTAATACTCACGACAATCCCGAACTCGCCATGCGGTGTAAATTAGACAAGGACTATCGCGAGCGGTTCGTTACGCAGCAGATGGAACAAATGATAGGGCGGATTGTGCGTACCCCTAGCGACTGGGGCGAAATATTCATCATTGACGAGCAGTGGGGGTGGTTTGTCAAATCTGCGCCGCTTCATCAGTATGTACGCGATGCGTTGGTAGATTGTTCGGAGAGGGGTAGAGTGCTGCCACTGCCACCGAAGTTGGACTATCAGATATGAATAATAATAGGTACGGGTGGCATATTCTAGCTAGAGCGCATGACCATATATATAATGCCAAAAGTATACCACTGAAAGAGCGTGTCGAGAGTTGCTATCTAGTTATTCGGTTAATGATAAATCTGTTACCCGCCCCGAAAAGGAGACCAGTCGCCATGAAAGCCACCGTTCACGCTGAAATCACGTTCGACCTAGCCACACCAAACGACTACGACGAGACGATTACGTCATGGGAAGACGCGGCGGAGTATGACCTTCAATATCTGACTATCACAATCGGAGATAACGACGTAATCTTTTCTACGTCATCATTGCAAATTGAAGGTAAGGAGGAATTTGAACGTACAGACGATGATGATGATGACGACCTAGACAAATTCTAACCACACAACCACCGGGCCGATAATGGTTATCGCGCCCATCATTAAACGTATACAGACAGGGAGAAAAGCTAGATGCCACTGAATCCTACTACACCGCAGTTACCACAACAGACCATGCCGCAACAGTCTGCTCCGGCCCAGGTCGGCTCTATCATCCGCCCGCCCGGATTCGTTCCATTCTCAATGGTCGATCCGGACAACGCCGAAGTTTACGGACTCGCAGACAGATTCCGCGCGACCATCCGCCTCGTACGCGCAGTCCCCTACGACTACTTCCGCCTCCGTCGCCAAATTGCCGTGCGCGATGGTAAGTCAACCAAAACTATCACTGGCCGCGACGGATACTCTCTTGCCGTTGTCGTCTACTTCGAGCCCGATCCGGGACAAGGGTACGAATCGCTCGACCCGGCATATTACTCGGCCGTGTCACTCTACAACTTCGTGCCTTCGCTGGACGGTATCAACGTCATTCCCAATGCTACATGGGAGGGATTCCAGGAACTCGCCGAAGGTAAGGCCCATATCTTCCACGGCGCCACCAACGACCAACCCTACGAGCACGAAGATCTCCTCGAATACTCCGGGCCGTTTATGGCACCGGTAGGCGGGTTGGAAGACGACGGCACTCCCAAGCGCGGGCACCGTGGCATCGATTTAGGTTCCGATTGGAAACACTTCCTCGACCACGCCGCGAGCGCCGGCTTGAAGATCGACCCAGCAGCGTGGGCGGCGAAGGGACTGGCGGCGTTCGAAGGACATCGCGGCCGGTTCGATCGTATCAAGGTCAAGAACAAGAAGGAGGGCGAGCATGACGTCCTTCTTATGACAGAGTACATGGGGTTTAACGGAGTCGGTGGGCAGGTTAATGGTGGACAGGCCGTGACCGGGGCCACGAACGTACAGACACAAGCCAATCAGGCCGTGACTCCTTCGGCTCAAGCCCCTGTCGCAGCTCCAGCGCAGACCACCCCGGCGGCGGCTATCAATCCCGCTATCATCGAATTCGTTCGTATGGCCCTCGCACAGGCGGGCGGTAAACTGGCAACCGGCATGCTCATCTCGCAAGTGGCAGCATCTCCACTATTCACCGGCAACGGTGTCCTCACCGCCGAAGCCTACCGTACTCTCGCCGCACCAGACGCACCGGCTCGGCTGACAGCAGCTGGATTCGTAGTCAACCCGGCAACGGCCGAGGTATCGTTGTCGTAAGTGGCCTAGAGCCTAGACATTTGCACGGTGCCGACCGGAATTGAATATAGAAAGGAACGGTATCTGCCAGTCGGCACACTGGAAATGTTTAAACACCCGGCCACTATGATTCTTTTGGGTAATATAGAAAGGTACGATAGATAATATGCCAGTAATCAACAGAATCGAACGCGATTACGATGTACCGTTAGTCCTCAACTGTGAAGTACAATTTGACAGCGCCAACGATCTCATCCCGTGTGAAACCAACCCTGACACGGGCGCCGAGTCACGTCAATTTGAACGATTCCACGCTTACGCTGAAATGACGATTGGAACGAAAGTACCACTGCGCCACGTGTGCAGGGCGTGCGCTAAAAAGTGGCACAAGTCACGGGAACAACGGTCCGGGATTAGGTGGGCGTAATACCGTGGACGCGTCTATATTAAACGAAGACCAAGAATTTCCAGGCTGCGCGACGAAATAGCTATGTTGCTAGACCGCAAGATACGTCCGTTACTACCGGCTGAAGATTATTGTTTGACTTTTATAGCACACGTGCCTAGTAATCCTGAGTTGGATATTATCGTCACCCAGGAAGTAGATGGTTGTTATTTATAAGACGTTCTAAGAAGACGCTTTTAACCGCAGGTAGAAAGGGTATCATGCGAATCGACTTCGGTCTAGTAGACAACGCCGAAAAAAATGGAGACATAGTGTTCTCTGTCGGCGACATTCCTAGCGTACCGCGCGCAGGTGATGAGGTTACATTGCACACAGCCGGAGAGCTTGGTGCTTGGAGAATCACACGACTGCGCTGGGATTTCTATCCGCCAATGAACGCCTACGGCGAAGGCGGGCATGTAATAGTCTATGGCTTTGGTGATAAAATCAGATGATCTAATCTACAAGGATAAAAGAAAGTGACCGAAGAAAACAGACTTGAATCTATGGCATTTTTATTGTTCGAATTCGAACGAGAAATCCGACAATTTCAATATAGGCTTAGGCCGGAACGCGTAAACAAGCTCACAGAATTGAGGAAGCGATACAATGACGGTGATAGATCGGAAGAGCTAAGCAAACTTATATTTGAATTCCCGCGTGTATGAATCAATCTACTAGCGCCCCCGTCCTCATCCACGACGGCTTTCCGCCTGATCTATTCGATTTCTCTTCACCGTTCGGCGGCGGAACTGTCGGCGGATCGTCCGCGTCTCGCACGTCGGGCGTTCACATATCCGGAATCACTCACGCTATGGCTATCCATTTCGGATATTTAAAAGAACGACCTATGTCGGAGCTGATCCGTCAAGCGTTCATGGGGCTAGGCACTGCGATAGAATGGGCATTAGCCTACGCGTACTCACGTCGCCACCCCGGAGAATACATCCACCAACCCGGCGAAATGATCAAAGACGGCATCCTTGCCCATATTGATCTGATCCGCACTCCAGATCCGCGCGGGTTGATTGTTGACGACGTTAAGATGAGATGGTGTTCTTCGCACAAACCACTAACCGATCCTTCCTTCTGGGAAGCTTGGACGCGATTAAAGGGTTATTGTCATTACGTCGGATCACATATCGGCCGGCTTCACGTTGTCTACCCCAATGGCGAGGGATTCGGTAAGCGCCCGGATGGATCGCCTAAGCAATTCGGCCCGGTCTATCGAATATGGGAATGGGAGTGGACGGAATTAGAGATCGAACAAAATTGGGCGATGTTGTTAAATCACAAGCATATGGCAGAAGCGGAAAAGTGACAAAATGACTATCACAGCTTATGAACCTGTCATCATACGCGATTCAACAATCAGTGTCATGACAATATCCGGTCTATCCCCGCAAATACTTCATCCGGGAGATAGACTATTCACTGGCATAGACGGCAACCTGCAAAAGATCACACGTACAACTAAGAACCGCCGTGTCGTTGCCATAGTATTAGAAGAGGCATTTCCGACTCGACGCGGCCGCACCCGTCGCGTACTGGTTTGTATGTTGCCGTCGCCAAACCCGGATCTTAATCTGTATATACCAAATTGAGCCGTTAAATCGAAAGGACACTACCCATATCATGGCAATGGGCAAACACACTCCTCCAACCGTTATCACACCGGCCAACATCGGAACCGTCTCCGGTCCTATTGTCGTACGTGAACGTCAAATCGGAGAATTTTCCGGTTCATCTTTCTATATCCTAGAATCATCCGTAGTCAAACCGCGTCAGGCTAATATACTAGTGTGGGGATTAGACAAAACAGGAAAGACCACGTTCGTAACCGATTATTGTCCAGATCCTATCGCGTTTATATCTATCGACCGTCGCGGAGAGGATGCTGTAAAGAAAGCTCAACGCAACGGTCGCAGAATTCTATTCAGCGACTTCTCCATGCCTGGCACCGTCGCCGAGCTTGGTACCGAGTCGGCACAGAAATTTGGCGAAGAGGCTCTAAGTCTAGTCCGTAACAATGTCTTATGGGCCGTACGCGAATCGGTAACAGACGGCGAGTGTATGAAACGTTTTGGGTCTCGACTACGCACGATATTTATAGACACCGGCGCGGAGATGACAGAGATTATCAACCTCGCCATATCCGGGCGCTCCGACCGTGCCAAGTGGGGAGACAAAGGACGATCTAAAGCGGAAGCTAACGCCGAGTGGCGTAAGATTCTAGACTCTTGCCGTGACGGTAAAGCGCACTTGATTATCTCCGGTAGACAAAGAGAGATCTACCTTAACGATAAGGGAACAGGAAGGTATCAGCCGCGAGTCTCCGATATCGTTCATTCGTCTGTCGATTTCGCTATTGAGACTAGAATCAGTGACTCTACTATGCCCAGCTTAGGCAGTGCGGGCGGAGCTACCATAGGAAGCGTAAGCGGCATGATGAGCGGCGGAGTGAATAATCCGCGTCCGCCGCAATTCGAATTACGTCCGTCGTCATGCGGTATTAACTCCGCTGAACTAGGCCAAACTTATCGTGCTACGGAATGGGACCTACTCGGCGGGCCATTTGTCTACGCTTGCATGCGTCAATGGGTTGGGACTACACCGGAGGATTGGAAATGACCTCAGCCCCACCATCTACTTTTGTACCCGCGTTCGAAGCGTGGGCTATATATCAGCCGTCGACAGGTAAATTTCTGCCGATGCGATGGACGACTGCTAGAGGATATACTCACGATGAACCGTCGTTCGACTTTCCGCGATTACTCAGATCAGAACGCGGGGCAAAGCAAGCTTTACGCGCATGGCTTCAAGGGGAGTGGGTAGAAGCCTGTACTTTTGATGAATATAGTACGTGTTATGAGTCAACCGGGCCCGAACCTAGTTTGCCGCGACCAGAGCGATATAATTACGGGATGGAAGTAGTTAAATTCATGTTGAAAATTAATGAATAGTTTGGGGGATTGGAAATGACACGTCACCGAGTAGAAACTCTAGTTAACAAACTAAAAAAGGCCACCCCTATGCAATCACCTGCACTCGCCGATGAATTAGCACAGGCCGTTAGTAACAAACCCAGCAAAATCTATGTCGCATCGTCATGGCGCAATCCACTCTACGACGGCGTCATTGCGACTTTTCGAGCGGCTGGCTTAGACTTGTACGATTTCAAAAACCCACCTGATTCTATAGGCTTTTCCTGGCAACAGGTGGGCGGACAACCATTACACATGCAAAACACCGGTCAAGGCGCAGAGACTGCCGAAAACTACTTGCGTATGATCCGCCACCCACGCGCCGTAGAAGGATACCATTCCGATATCGATGCATTACTAGAATCTGATACGGTCGTGCTAGTCCTACCGTGTGGCCGTTCCGCACATTTAGAGCTAGGTATCGCGATAGGCGCAGGCAAGCGCACAGCGATTTTTCTAACCGAAACTCTAGAGCCTGAATTGATGTATAAGGCTGTTGACTTTATGACAACTAGCATGGACGAACTCTTGACGTGGTTAGGAGTTGAAAATTGATGCCGCCACTACTAGACGACTATTACGCTCGTGACTCCCGCATGCATCATCTAATCGGTAAGGTGGATGCCAAGATAACGTTCCTATTCGCCCGCGGAAAACCAGACCGAGCACGTGAGTACATGCGACTGCTGAATAGATTGAAATCGACTAGGTACCGGATAAGAGAACGGATTTATACGTTGACGGTGAAATAGGCGAAATGATTATGAGTATGTCTAGCACGCAAAATGGCTCGCCTATACCGCAATCGCAATCTATCATCTCTTGCCCTACCGTCCTCATCTCCAATGCTGAAGGCTCCAAACACCTCGTCAATTACCCGCCGCTATCACAGCCCGGCTGTGGCGTCCTCCTTAACCAACCCTCGACCGATGCCGTATTCTATGGCAACGGCGCCGACAACCGCACTATCTCTATCGGCGTAGAAGTAAAATCACTCTCCGATCTCCTTACCTCGTTCCAAAACGGCCGCTTATTCGCCACACAAGTCCCAAAACTCCTAGCCGCGCACGACGTCTGCCGGTTAGTATTCTATGGCATATTCCGTTGCAACCCCGAAGACAATATCACACTTCAAGAATACCATACATTCCCCGCGCGCGACGGTCGCCCGCCGTACTCTCGCTGGACAGATTTCAAGCTCGGTCCGAAATCACCTATCCGCTACGGCTATCTCATCTCACGGTTAGACAAGCTCGCCCGGCTCGGCGTCCTCTACGACCACGTACCGGATATCTCACACGTAGCGCTATGGCTGGCCTGTCTAGCTCGCTCCTACGCCAAACCCTATTCCGAGCAGACCGAAGCTTACCGCGCATTCGACCAGTCCCGCGATACCCCTCCCGCACGTCTCGACCTTGACTCTACGACCCTACAGATAGCCAAACTCTGCGCCAAGATCCCGGGCGTAGGTTGGGATCGCGCGTTTGCCTTGGCCGAGCACTTCCCGTCGTATCTGGCCATATGCTTAGCTACGCCGGCCGAACTCGCCGAAGTCGCTACCGTGTCCGCAGACGGCGGCAAACGGGTGAGATTCGGGCTGAAACTGGCCGAGTCCATCTATAACACCATCCGCGCGGTGCGGCCGGGGTGCCAGTACCGCGCTTAGTGCCCGCCATTCTCCTACATCCTCCCCACCTACTCCGCCCCATCTTCCCAATCTTTCGCCGATCTCTATCGTCTTCCCTATTGACATCCTCGCCGCGCCGTAGTACTCTCCCCATCGACGACAACCGGCCGGCTGGATACACCGGTAACGGCCACGACCATAACCCACGATTGAAGGGGGAGACCACACCATGGCTAAGATGGGAAGTGCCAAAGCAGCCGCAAGCACCGAGGACGTCGCCAGTCCTGCCAATCCCACGGTACCAGAGACGACCCCGCCCGCTACCGGCCCCGTCGCCGAGACCGGCCCGACCACTTCCGGCGTACTCACGGACGATGCCCCCGGCGACACACTCGGCACCATCATCAATCGCGAGCCGAACGACGCGGCGGCTATCGAGGCTTCTGCCGAACGTGGCACCAAGCGCGGCCGTAAGAAGGGTGAGCCGGCCCCGCCGAGCGTCCATTGGAATCTACCCGGCCGTCAGGAGGCCCTAGAGGACGCTATCGCTAGCCAAATGGCGGGCCACAACGCTATCTCCTACTCCGGGCTCGCCGACATCCTCAAGGCCAATCCGGCGTTCGCTGGCGAGGAACACCTCGTCACCCGTGAGGCCGTGTCGAGTCGTCTCCGTCTCCTCAAGCTCAAGACGGACGGCGCCGGCAATCGTCTCTACGCCTTCCTCGATGACCTCCCGTTGATCCAGGGCGGGCGTACCAGTGACCAGCATGTCTCTGCGGCCGAGCGGTTCAAGGCGAAGCTGGCAGCGGCCGGGCTCGACGTGAGCGGAGCGGCACAGGGCCAGCAGACCAGCGGACAGGGTGTGGTCGGCACGGACCAGGTGGCACCCACGGTCTAAGCGAGCGGTGGCAAGAGGGTAGCACAGTGCGATTCCCACGGGGTGCGACAGGCGACTGTCCACCCCACTTTTTTATCTCACACAACTTCCGCCTTACTTGCCCGGATGGGATCGGGCCGGGCTGTGGTAGGATTCCGGCATGACGAACTTACGTAAGACGTCGGTACAAGTGCCGCCCGAACTCATAGATCTGTTGCTAGATCTATACCCGGGTTTAACCTTCTCAGAAATAACTAGGTTGGCACTGTGTCTTGTGGCTGATATGAAGCCAAAAGTAACCGAAAAACGTTTTACGACAGGGTAGACAACTATGCTACCGCCCGTTGTAGACCTCAGCGCCTTACCTGTCGTATCACAACTTCAAGAGTACGATGATCGCACATTGGCCGGATTACGCACAATTGGTGCGCCGATGGTCAGATTCTTTTTCAGTACAGAATGGAAAGTAGTATTCGACAGCGGCCGGTTCTGTACGGCTTTATGGATAGCCGGATAGATAGCCGTATAATACCTACTGTTTAACACAACGGAGACATGAGCGAATGGCTACTATACCGCAGCTGCCCGATACCCCCTCTACCCGGCTCGCTCATGAGATCACCGCCGCCGTCAAAACCTGGTGCGAATCAACCGGAATGTACGTGCGCAAATTAACTATAGAAAAGACCAGCTTGACAGACGCTACATATGTCGTACGCATCAAGGAAGCTTCGCCACAGTCAATTATAGATGAACTGTCTAAACACGTCAATGAGAGAACACAGGCGATGGTCGGGGCTATGCTCGGTGGTATGACTGGCAAAGACGGCGACGATGAGACGGAGATGTGACCATGAGCGGTGGATCATTCAATTACCTATGCCACTCAGACGAGCCGTGGCATCGCAGCGAAGACCTAGAGTCTATGGCCGAAGCCCTAGACCAACGCGGATACGCCGATGCTGCCAAAGAGACTAGGCAATGGTTACATTACACTCCGGCCGCACCGCGAGAGGTATTAAAAGATCTGTGGTGGGCTGTTGAATGGAAAACGTCTGGGGACTCGAATGAGGAAGTCGTAATAGACGCCTATACACAATATCAAGCCTCAGACGCTATTCCATCGTTAGACACTACTGTGCCAGTCTCGCGGCAAGCTTTACTGGCCGCTATACACAAGGCTAGGACTTTATACGCCGAGGCTGTCACGGCCGGCGATCATGTCCTACCGGGTCACGAATGTTGGGCTGAATTCGAGCGATTAGCGGAGTATTTAATTTGACAATCGTCCTCGGCGCCGGCCGTACCCCTTGCCCTATCATGTTTATAGGTGAAGCGCCTGGCGAAGTCGAGGCACGTGAACGTGAACCTTTCGTCGGTCCGTCCGGTCAAGAACAGGACCGTTACCTATCGCAATTCGGATTCGTTGTCCGAATGTTCTACCGGACGAACTTGATAAAAGAGTACACGCCCGGCAATCCCGATCCTACACCTAGTCAAATATCACAGTGGCGGGATACGTTGCGGTATGAAATAGCAATGTGCCAGCCGGGTTTAATCGTCACTGTTGGCGCGTTTGCGACGTGGGAATTCCTCCGTACGTCTATGGCCGATAAGCCGGAACCGTACTTCCTCACTGGCAAGGTACACGGCATTCCTCATTATGTATCACCCCTATCGCCACACTGTGACATCCTTGCTAAGGTTGTCATCCTCCCCATCATACACCCCGCCGCCGGTATGCGCCCCACCGATGACGCTATGGTGCTGAGATCGTCAATATTTTGGGATTACTCACAAGTAGCCAGGTGCATCAATCTAACGCTATCCAATTCACCTATCGATGTACCTGTTGATATCCATGCCGGCAACGAAGATTACCGTGTCATCTCTCCGGCCGAGCTACCATCCTATCTTCCGTACGATACACCTGATTTTGCACTCGACACGGAAGGCACACCGGATAATCCATTTTCCGTTCAAATCTCCTGCAAGCCCGGTACCGGCTACATGTTACTATGTGACGACCCCGCCTATCATACTATCGCCGCACCTTACATTCAATCTCTGCTAGACCGTGGCACTCTCGTCTACACTCACTCCCGATACGAGATAGAAATGTCGCGAGCTATCAGCCTAAACTTCTCGCGCGCCAATCTCCTCGACACGATGTACGCGGCCTATCTTCTTCTTACGGAGCCGCAAGGATTGAAGGCTCTTTGTCACCGCTGGTGTGGCATGGCTATGACGGATCACGATGACACTATTAAGCCGCTGGGTGTAGAGCGTCAACTAGCCTATCTAGAGTCAATCATCGAGCGCAAATCCGAATGGCCTATTCCCGGCAAACGCCACATTGTCGAGAACGATGGAACTATTATCTCTTACAAGCCACAGCCAATCCACAAGTACGCGGCTGGCATTCTACGTGATTACCGTTCTGGCAAGGTCGATAAAGACGGCAATACTACAAATTTAGAGAAACGCTGGAAGAAAATAGGCGATGCTTATCGTGGGATTGACAAGGAATTAAAAGGACCAGTTGAATCAGTGCTGGGTAAATTTCCGCATGGCTCTATCCGAGCACTATACGATAAGGACCGTGACGCCGCTATATACTACTCCTGCCGTGACCCGCATGGAACGTACATGTTCGCACACGCTATCACACCGAGATTGAAGCTCTTTCACGAACAAAAGTGAAGGCGGATTAATGATATGACACGTAAAAAATCACACACTGAGCACGAAATGCTCGCAACTATAGAGAAACTATACGATCAACTTGTAGAGGCGCGAATAAATACGCGGTGCTTCTGCCATGGTACGCGACACTATCCTTGTCCACGCTGCGAAGTTACACACACACAGACAGACGATATGCTAGATCTTATTGTGGCTGAATACGGATTCGAGCGGCGTTGAAATGGACCTTACCACTCTCTGGCACCACGGCTCTTATCTCTCTACTGTCTGGGATGACATGCAGTCCCGCGGGGTGCCCGTCCATATACCCTCCCTGCGTATACTTGCCGTGGAGCTGGAATCTTCCATGCGTGGCATAGGCGCCTTACTCTCGTATCAATTCTGGGGCGGGCTGCCATTCAATCCTAATTCCCCGCCACAAGTAGAGGAATTACTCAAACGTCGTGGCCTAGTTGGATTAGAGCGGAATTCCAAGGGCGGCTACTCCACTTCCAAGAAATCCATCGAAGGTTTGCGTTACACAGACCCGGCATTGGCTATGGTATTCGACTGGCGCGAGCATGAGCATATGCTCTCCTCTTTCATCTGGCCCACGCTAGACGATATCCCGGACGATTACGCTGGCACTCATTGGCGTCTCCGCGGCCGTATCAAGAACACCCGCACCACGTCACGTCGTCTTGCCGCCGAAGAGCCTAATCCTCTAGCATGGCCTAAGCACTCTAAGCTCGCCAAGCGTCTGCGTGCCTGTTGTAGCGCACCGGATGGATTCCAGATCGTCGCCGCTGATTACTCGCAGATTGAAGTCCGTGGCATGGCTAACGCTTCCGGCGATAGACTAATGTGCGATATCTTCAATCGAGATCCAGCGCGCTATTCCAAGATCGACCGCGACTTTCACATTCAAACTGCGTCTCATCTATTCGGAGTGGCTCCGGCTGATGTAGACGACGATACTCAGCGCACGCCGGCGAAACGTATCACCTTTGGCGTAGGCTATGGTCTACGCGGCCATGGTCTCGCCGCTCAACTCCAATCCTTTGGCATAACCGGCTGGCCTGAAGATCGTTGCGAGGAATTCATTCGCGAATGGTATCGACTCTACTCAGGTTTCGCCAAGTACGCTGAAGATTGCACACGTGAGGCCAAGCGCACAGGAATATGTTTTGACGAATGGGGCATGCCCAGATACGTACCTGGTGTATGGTCGCGTACGCCAAAGATAGCGGCGGAATCTGCCCGACACTTCGTATCCCACCGTATTCAAGGGTGGGCACAGGGACTGATTCAAAACGCTATGAGATCGCTGAAGCCTATCGTCCTTGACTGGCAAGATAGCGGATTGCCTATCTATTGGCTGCTACAGGAGCACGATGCGTTAGTATTCGAGGCTGGCGAGGAAGCCGTAGAGACCGTTAAGCCCGTAATCGTCAATGCCATGGTTCATCATCATGGTTTGTGTACGTGTAAGGTACCTATCGAGGTTGACGTTAAAGTGACTAAGGCTTGGGGGAGTAAGCCATGACAGACAAAGAGCTAGAAAAATTGCGTTTCAAATTGGTAATACCGCATTTAGTCCAAGCCGGCCTAGATCTGTCACAACTATCAGATTCGGCCTCCTGTCCTGTGTGCGGTTCATGTACTAATATACGTAGGCGGCGACTAAATACTAATTATTACGAAGAGGAGTCTAATTGGATGATTTCGTGTATCGAGTGCTTTAATGATATAGTAGCGCAATACGCTGATATATGGTCTGAATACTATGCCGTGTAAAATCTTAATTACCAGTCAGGAGAACTGAATGTCGGACGACAACATTAATCGCACGACCGATCTATCCACGCTAACCGAGGTCAATCCCGGTCTCGCCGACGTACTGTCTTCTTTACTATCCGAATACACCTCTCTCGCCGACACTATCGACTCCGCCAAAGCACGCCAGTCTGAGATAATGGCCATAGTGGAACCGTTAACAGAGTCAGCACAGTTGAAATCCGTCAAGTCCGACAAGTGGACATTGTCGCGCACGAAAGGCCGAACCGGTGCCACGTCTGTGTATCTTCCCGGTTTACTTCAATATGGCATACCGGCGGAGGCACTAGTGAGTGCTATTCATAAGATCGATGTCACTGCTCTCAGTCAGCCTAAACTAGTCACGGAGTACGGTGTGCATATAGAGGTGTTGAAGGTCGCACTTGAAGCATCATCTAGTAAAGCGCCAGACGGGCAGGCGTTTTATACTGTACGGCGGAAGAGTGACAAGAACGACAACGGCAAGGATGGCGGTAAGTGACGGCTATGTTACAACCTTTAACCTTAACCGATCCGATCGGCCCTAAAACCCCTGTTTTAGATCACGGATATATCCAAGCAATCGAGGCTTGGGGGTGTGACGAGAGGATTATTGAAGCCGCACGAATGTCAACGGGAAAGGGGTTTCTAGGGTGGGGTAATTCTACCTATATAGAGTGTCTTAACCCTAACGGATCGTGTGTCGGCTACTCATGGCAAACAAATTCATCCGAAAACGATGCTATAACCGAAAGAACAGATTTAGGGCTAGGAATGCGGTGTCCGTTTTGTTCGGCTGTATTGGTTGTGAACAAGGCTAAGTCGCGCATAGGAGACGGAAAACTACTCCGTTACCTCTACGAACACAAACACGCCACGCCGTTCGAAATGGCTGGCCTAGTAATCGAAGTACAGGCGCCTATTTTCGTATTCCGCGAATGGCGCACACATCGAACGTGTACACAGACAGAAGAGGAGATGTTTTGGGACGACGCGTACAATGAGATGTCGGCACGTTACACACCATTACCATACCTGAATTATATCCCAACTATCGAACGATTGCTTATCAATAGCAAATCAAATAAGCAAGCCGGAACGGTAAAAGGCGCCGAGGAATTAACCGAGGAAAAGGCGTTAGAATTTCAAGCCGCCCTCTCCTCCGAATATGAATATCAAGAGAAAATCTATCAAACCGCTCTAGCTAACGGCGTGCCTAAAGAACTCGCCCGTATTCACCTCCCTGTAGGCCGCTACTCTCGTATGCGAGCCTCAGCCAATCTCCGCAACTGGCTAGCCTTCCTCACTCTCCGCATGGACGCGGCGGCTCAATGGGAAATCCGCCAATATGCGAACGAAGTGGGTGTAATCATCTCGCAACTCTATCCGCGCACATGGGAATTATTCGTGGAGGATAAAAAGATATGAGCACGAGCGCTGTAGATCATCCGCCGCACTACAATCTCTCGCCGTCCGGTATCGAATGTATTGACGTTGTAGAACACATGAGTTTCAATGTCGGCAACGCCGTTAAATATCTGTGGCGGGCCGGTGTCAAATCAAGCGACCCTATCGAAGACCTTCGCAAGGCGGAGTGGTATGTGCGTAGAGAAATAAGGCGTCTGACATCCGATCAAACTAGCGAGGTGGGCCGATGAAATTCCGCTTAGTCTGGTACGACACACCGCACGATAACAAGTATGAATCCCTGTGCGAAAATCGCTACGAATACTTCGGCGACCGTCAATCGATATGGCGACTATGGTTTGAGCTAGTCGAAGAACGAAGATGTAAGCACGTAGAGGTATATAATCTAGCCGGTGATCCCTGTGACATGTCAAAGGGCATTTACGGTGGAATGAGGGAGCGCGTATTATGAACCGTATCAAAGACGACGGACGCACACGCGAGTGGTTGGATCTCGATGGCAACTTCCTTTTCGGCAAACACGGAGGAGAAGATGTTAACGACGTAGCTAGAAAAGATCCGGATTATCTCCGCTGGATACTAGAGACAGTCGAAAACATGCGTGATGACGATAGTGAGACTATTCAAGGCGCACTCGACTTCGCCGCACGCGGCAAGAGAGACCGGTAACGGTTGGTATATGGCATACTTAGGTCCTAGTCGTAACGCCGTCATCGGTGAAGGTGTCGATTCCAACCCACGACCTTATATTAAGTCTGAGTCGGAGTCGTCACCTGTCACCACCATACCCGACCCTGACCCTATTCCCTCTATAATCCCCCTACCGGACGACAACGACCACGGTTACAACCTAACCCACCTTGAATATCGCATCCTTCAAACACTCCTCACTCGTCCACTTGGCGAGGGTATTCCGTCTGTCGCCAAACGAGCCCACACGTCCGTCCTATGCATCAAGCGTGCGTTATCTAATCCGGTATTCTCGGCGGCCTTGCAGCGTGAAGTTGAACTCGACCTAGGCTCGCACCGTCCGATTGTCGCCGCCGAATTACTCCGTATCGCTACGACTCCGTCCCACCCTAGACAGCTTCAAGCTATCGAAACCTATTTCCAGCGTCTAGACGGGCTGAAAATCGACGTTAACGTAACCGGGCCGAGCGACCGTTTTCCGTGGCACGTACTGAGTATAGAGACCCGGCGGCGAGTGTTAGAGGAACTAGAGATAGCGGCCGCGGCAGGTAAGACAGACACAGGGTTGATACGTACATTATCATCGTCATACGAAGACGGTGTCCATACCGATAACATTATAGACGCCGAACTAAGCAAGTGAGCGATAACTTATATCTTACGCTCCACTCTCCCTCTATCCCCTCTCCTCGACCTATGTTAACCTACTGACTGCACTTATCTTACGATCCTATGGCCTACCTTTCGCATCGTGGTAGTTACGAACTTCCTCTACACCTCTTTTGACCGGAGGCTGTCACGTGGCATTGCGCTCGCACCGCTCGAATGTCCTACCGTTTAATAACCTTGATAGCCAAAGTTCACATGACGAAGATGCCGTAAACACACTGGACGATGATGCCGTAAAACCTCGTATAGGCCCTCTGTCAGGACCTCTGGCCGAAGCACTCGGTGCCATTCTACAATCCCACACAGTCTCCCCTGTCACAACCCCGCCACTCGCCGAAAACGTCCACCCTCCGATGCCGACAGGCGCCGTGTCATGGTCAATGCCGCAACCGTTGCCGTCTGTAGGACCACCACCCTCGCCACCTCCCGCCCCTCGCCGTTTAGTCAGTCGCCGACAATCCACCATATCGCACACCCCTATCTCCATGGTGGATGTGGACGATTCCACCGCCAACCCCGTTCCGTATAGCCTACTACACGAGGTTATCGTCAACCGCGACCTATACACAGCCGACGACAAAGCACACACTGTCAAAGTCTACGACTACCCCTCAACGATTAAAAACGCTCTCTCTCGTGTAGTCTACACAGTCGCTGACCCCTCCCACCGTCCCACACAAAGTCTCCTTCTCGTCTGCGCTATCCATCATGGCCTAGACGTATTAGAACTCGATAACGTCACAGAGTCGATGGACGATTTCCGCGCACGTCTATGTGGCCCGTCTTCCGGCTGGCTACCAGAGCGATACTATCAACAATTTGCTACGTGGATAGACAACCTCCCCATTCGGCCGGAATCATACGGCGACCGCACATCGATATTACAACTCCGACTGCCCGAAGGTATTTACAACCGTGTGTGCAAATTGGCAGGGGTACTAGGAACGCCGCTATCAACTATTGTGATAGTGAGCGCTATGGCAGGACTAGCTAGCCAGGACAATCTGCGCGAGTACGTCGATATGTTTAGCTCGGCCGTGTCTAGGTTCAGATCACTAGTGCGGGTTAGACTGGCTATGTATAGAGCAATGTTGACGGCGTTGGAGAGTGAGTACAACAGCCGTTAAATGTTATTCGATATCATCACCGCCGCCTAGCGCAAAGCCTAGCGCAAAGTCAAGCGACTCTTTTATTATAGCTTGTTCAAACTCTTCTGCCTCTATTATCTCCGCTATACATTTGCCGCGACTCCATGGACCATCCGCGTCCGCAATGATTCGCAACTGTCTGATAGTGTAAGGGGCATCACACAGTCGCTCTATACGGCCTAGCATGTTCTGGAATGCGTTAGTCGAGTCGCTCATATACGCTCTCCTATCTTCTTATCCGGCGCTACTAGCCCGCCCCTAGCCTTACCGCCGATATTAACCTTGTCGCCGTGGCTATAACCTGAGTCATAACCATCATCGGACGATACTCTGCTATTCAATGGCGCCGGTCTCAATCCGAGATCTTTCTGCGCTTCCGCAATCGCAACCTTGCGCTTGTCTAGCACGATTAAAGCACCGCCTGTCGCCGTTTTCATACCGGCATAGTACTCCTCTATGATCCTAGTTGCTACACGCGCCGCACATCCCAGTCTAAACGAATTCTTCCAAGCCGATCTTCCTCGACCCGATTCGTTACCCTCATCCATCATAAAATACGGATCATACTCTTTGCGCCAACGATATTCATTATCCGCGGCGTCTGATATCTGTCTGCAAATCATATCTTGCAGATATTTGAACGCTTCTAGGTCGCCCCTGCGTCCTGTCGCTCTGATCTGCCCACCGTATGTGAACATTTTACAGCCGCATACCGTCTGCAATGCCCTAGCGATCCTCATTCGCCACGCAATGCGATGTCCCTTGACCTTACCATCTATTTCACCGTGTGATATATCCAACCTCTCTTCCTCGCCGGCCAGGTCGATGATAGTAGCCTCATCTATATTATACTCCATCATCAATTTGGCAGCGGCAGCGGCAGCGTTGGACGCCTCGCCCTCTGTCGTATTCGAGCGGTCGCGGTCGGCTAACGCTAAGAACTTGCGGATGCGGTCGATTACTTTACTACTTACACCTGTCGTCTGCCCACTCCGTACTGTTCCCATTTGTGCGGCCCCTTTCAATTAGTATAACACACTCATAAACTTTTTGTTTCTAGATATCGAGGATAGCGTTCTCCGCGAGGAGCGCACGTCTGGCTGATTCTAAAAGAGGGCGATCGATTTCGAAGAATTCATCTAGTAGACTGTCCAGCGATCGATGGGCCTTCCAAGACCATTCGAGAGCGGCATTAGGGCCACTCGTTGCGTCTTCGATGAATTCTTCGATTGCATACCTTTCGACGGCGTGTGAGGCCCATTTTTCGAGTTCTGCGGTCTCTTCAGGTGTCATTGGATCTGTGCCCCTTTCGCTCAAGAATACAATGCGCTTACGAACTCTTTGATATAACCAGCTATGACGACCTTATCCGTGGTCTTACTCGGCGTACACAACCTCTCCCACTCATCTTGTGTAAACGACAGTCTCACTTCCACTCTACCAACACCTCTCCGCTCGCGCCACTTCCTCCGCAACCTTTCAACGGCATTCGGCGTACCGATACGTCTGGCTACTTCTATACACGCGGCACGTGCGCTATAACCGTCGTCGCGGACGAGGCTGGCAATGGTGTCGAGGTTGATATCGTCGTTGATTGGTAGGCGGCTCATTACGAATCACTCTCTTTCGCCGGCATAGTGCTCCATAGCCTCAGCCTTGGCACACCACTTACAACAAGCTGGGCTAGCATAATGGTGAAATCGCTCCGGGCCTTGAACTTCATACCCGCTAAAGATAACCCTTTAAGTAACACTCTTCTTTGTTATATTGTGGATGAGGTTTTCCGTTCCTGCCTTGCTTATAACCTCGTTCGTAGCGCCACCCGTCCCACGCTTCAGCCCCAAGTCTTTCATCGCCTTGGTGCGCTCGCGAGCATTGCGGTTGCGACGTTGACGGCTGGCCTCACGGCGAATAAGCTTAGCTTCCGGCTCGGAAATAGGGTCAATAGTACGAAGTACAGTAGATCTATTTACGTTGCCTACCTCGAATAGGTGTGGAAGGAGTCGTACTTCGCCGTTTGTCTCGATCTGGTACCGTACACCCTGGTACGTCACGCGGCACGGTGTGCAGTGGATTGGAGGCTTAGGTGTAGTCATGGCTTTAATTCCCCTGTCACAATTATTTTACATAATCTTACTGCTGTATTCGATGCCGGTGGCTTCTTTGAATCCGCGCCGATAGTAATCGTCAACCGGTTCGACGTCGTCCCAAGACTCCCAATACCCCAAACCGCGATTGTACAAGAGACCGTCCTCGAAGCCGTTAAGGTAACTCTGGTGATTCATCTCATTCTCGTAATCCAGTGCGATTTTGGTAGTCATTTTGTATCTCCTCTTCGGTGTCGTCTCTCAATAACCAGACTCTAACCCGGGTCGCGACCCACTGTCAACCCCTAAGACGGGTTTCAACCAAGACTTTACAAATGAAAGTGGGGCGTAAGACCAGCGAGGGTGGGTCCCTAGAGGAACACGCGCCCGCATAGCAATAATCGTGCCAGCCGGCGAGGAATAGCGTGGCCGTCCTATTTAGAGGACATTTGTAAAGTCTTAGCCCGATCTCATCCCGCCCTATTGACAGCCGTTATAACCCATGGCATAGTACGTTTATGGCAACCGAGATGACAACGACAGCGACCGAGACGGCCACGACCACTCCGGCTTATACCATCCTCACGGTTCCTAGTACCGCCCGTGTCTGGTACACCTATACCTATATGGGTAAGGACGGCCGGCAGCATCAATCCACCGTCGTCCACCCCGACCGCGCCTATGTGGTGCGGCTGGCGAAGCGCACCGCGGCGGATATGGTGGCGGCATGATCGAGGACGCGGACCTCCGCCATCTGGCCAATTGGCTAGACCGTGAATATGGCGGTACCAGGCCGCGCGCCGAATACGACCGCGTCAAGGACCTAATCCTCTCCATGCTGGTAGACTACCCTGATATGGTTAACCGGCCGTGGGGTGAAGTACTGGCACTAGCGGAGCGGAGAGAGGGGTAATCATACAAATGAATGCTACTGTCCACTTGACCATGTCTGAAACTGGCGATTGGTACAATTGTACGCACGAATGGACCATCTACGGCGACTTCGAGTTAGGCGACGTCCCCGGTGCTGGACCGCGCGAGGAGGTTGTGTGCGTCAAGTGCGGTTGCCCGGGTGAGCGATACACGGAAACCGGCGAGGTTGAATGGCCGACGACGTAAAAGGGGCCATAGCCGATAGCCGCACTTACGCCCCACTTTCATTTGTAAAGCCTTGCTTCGCCCTCTTGACTGGATCGCGACCCACTGCTAGAGTCTAACCATGGCAACCAACAACGGACACGACCACGGCTACCACAGCGACACCATCGACCGCCGTACCGTCGATACCCCTACCCCTTGGCAACGTAATCCGCTCAACGTTCGCACTGACACCGGTTTTCTAGTCCAATACTGGCGCGACGGCGACATGATTACGGCTGTGTCATCGGCCGCCGCGCAGGATCTAGTCCGTCGCGGCAAAGCGTTCGTTATCACCTCGTACGCCATCGGTGCGTTAGACGAAAAAGGAAGGTTGGCGTCATGAGAGAGAGCAAGACCGGGACCATTACCGCCGAAGAGCCCAACCCGCTAGCGGAGCCTGTCTCGTCGCCGCGCTCAACCGGCCATATCGCATTCGACGGTCCGCACGAATACTTCATATCACTAGGCGCAATCTACCGCGCGCGCACGTCTGACAGTATCATCGGCGGCCCCGGCGGCCCCGGCCACCGTCCAGCACAATACGTCTGTGCCACGTCCGACGTCTATTACGACCGTCCTAGTACAGATAGACTACTGCCTGAAACAGTCCTCGAAGTCATCCGCCGCACGATGGGCGTCTAAACCAAAGCTAACCACGCTTACGCCCCACTTCGCCTATTGACACTCTAACCGGCTTAGTCTATACTCTAACCATCATGAGAACCGAGACAGACACGACACTGAAAACCAAGGTAAGCGAACTAATCGAATACGTCTATAACCTACCGCACCCGGGCGCAACAACGGCGGCACTTGAAGCCGCAAATGAGTATGCAGCCTTGACGGCTACGACTTTAGAATTTAGGTGCGACGGTGCTATGCTCTTCAAAAAGGTCAACAAGTCATGAGCGTCTCTACTAGACGCACCGTCACCCGCACGTCTACCCCGTCCTCTTCGTGGATCTCCTCTCTCGTCTACGTCCGCGGCGGATCTCGCGGCCAGGACCGCTATCTTGCCATCATCCCATCCGACTGTGACGACTGTGTCCTCCTCTACGGCGGGCCTACGACCCCCATTCCGCCATGGCTGCCGGGGTTAATCGCTGCTGGGACCGGACGCAGATCTCCCGGTCTCGCTTACAACCGCCTAGTCAAAGGCAAATACGACTATACACGCGTGGACCGTGCGCAGTTTGAACGCGCATTGATGCACGTGTAGAGAAGTATCGAAACGGATTGAAGGAGAATAAAGATGGAAGTCTACGACACAGGCCATTGGGCCTACCTCAGACATGACGGCGTGACACTCTTAGCAGTCACTCTGGACGGCGATTCTATCGAAGGCAAACGCGCACCGGATGCGGACGCCCGAGTAGCCCTACTCGCCAAACTCGGCGCGCTCTTAGTGGACTACGGTCACTTCGAGCCACTGTCCACAATACCCATACAACGCAGTCCGGGACACTACTCGTCTTGACATCGAATTAGACGGCCAAACAAACACAAAACCACGTTTATAGAGAGGTGTACGACAGTGCCCAAAATAAACCACGTCGCCAGCGCCAAACTCCCCACCGCATGTGACAAGTGCGGCGCGTCTATCCCATCCGGCTCCCCTTATCAATGGACCAAATCACGTCACGGCAACAAACGCGTGCGGTGTGTCAAATTCTCTTGCCGCTTCCGTCCCACCGATCTCAGTACAGCCAAAACGGCTCGAATCTATGAGGCAATCGAGGACGCTGAAGATCTAATCGCTACAGCGTCCGACTACGAATCTATCCAATCCAGCCTCAACGACGTAGCCAATGTCGCTCGCGACGTAGCCACTGAGTACCAGGACGCCAGCAGCGCTTGGGCAAGCGGATCGAACGATGCCTTTGATGAAAAGGCCGACATATGTGAGAGTTTCGCCGACGACTTGGAGAGCTGGGAGTACACCGGCCCGTGTGACGAGGACGAAGCGAGGAAATGTGCGGCTGAATTCTGTGAAGATGAGAATGAGATGTGGGATATTGCGCTAACGGAAATGAGAGAGGAAGCTATTAGCCTTCTCAACGAGTTCTCAGTATAAAACCTGCATTTTGTGTATAAGTGGGGTGGATGAATGTTAGCGGAACATTTCTGGGCGGGTGTGGCTCGACATGGGCAGAATCCGGTTCGGCATGCCGTCGATACACCGATGATCCACGGTCTAGGCTATAAGGCATTATGTGGGGTACTTGTCGCCGGCTTGAACGGTCAAAGGTTCGGAGAGAACCATCCGCGCGCATGTCCCAAGTGTATACGTCTCACACGCGGAGCTGTACAATCTACAACGCCCACATCCGGTGGCGACGAATTCGGCAAGTTCTAAAGCCATAAAGGTGTGTCAAAAGGAGTGCTACCCGTGTGGAATTACATTCTCGGCTTCATCGTCACCATCACCCTATTCTTAGTCGTCTGTTACTTTGCCGCTCTCTTCACTAGTCTACCTAGCCGTCTGCGATCTCTCTCTATTGCCGCCGACAACCACGACCAACCCGCCCTAGCCGAGTGCCTTGTCCGTCTAGGCGCACTGTGGGAAGTAGGACTAGTCGATAACGCGCTCGAAGCACTGAACCGTGTCGATAGACCCGACGACCTATCGCTATACTCATTGCACGCACGGTGCGGTAAAGCCTTGCCACATCCTGGCACTGTTGAGCGTGCGGTGTTCCGTGACGGTTGCCTAGTTGGTTATATACAATCCGGCAACCTCCTCGGCAGCGGTATCGACGAGTACAGAGCAGTAGACATAGGCGATGCTACATTCCTCAAGCGCAACTCTTATTGGATAACCTACGACAAAGACAGCGTACTAGCACAACTTCCATCACACGTTTTCCGTCTGGCTACCTTACTACTTACTATACTGTTTCTAAGCTCGCCTACCACGTCCCAGGCACAACAAATCTTCGCCCCGTCCTCTCTCAGCCAATACGGCCACATCGCCAGCCACATCGCCATACGCCCGGGCTCTTCCGTCTGTTCCATCGGCTATATCGAATCCATTCACAACGAACGTGACGGCGACATTCACGTGTGGCTGTGTGAATCTCCGTCTCCGCTATACCCCTCTACCGTCAAACTCACAATGGCCGACCGTCGTCACAGTTGCATCTTAGGTGAGATAGTTCCATCTAACCCACTGCCACAGCCGACCAAGCACGCCCACGTCATCATGTGCGGCAATTGGATCGATGAAGACATCGCGCACAAATGGACAGAGCTACACCCGGTTACGTCTATCGAATCCATCGCACCACAACAACCAGCTAAACTCCGCTAATTATAAGGAGATTAAAACCCATGCCACAGTCACACCCTGTCTCAAACCCGACCCCATTCCGGCTGTTAAACGAGATCGAGTGCAATGCTATCCTACAGTGGGTCGACCGAGACAATAACTTTCCATATGAATACTTCAAAGACACTTGGTTAGACGAGATTTATGTTTCATACCGCCGCCATCGCGGCAATTTCACCATCTGCACGTTATCTCTCACCTATTCACATCCAACTCGCGGCCTGTCTCACGAAATACGTACCGGTGCGTCGCGCCGCCACGACAAGGATTCGCCTAATCCACTCCGCGGGGAATTGGAATCGCTCCACCGCGCTATCACAGCGAAACCTATTACACTGCCGTAAAGATATGCGAGGTACACGTCATGAAGGTCTGTGAAATCATACCGTACTCGACGGAGCCTAAAGTCGTAGAAGCGACTATTAGAACGATAAGATCTTTGTCGACGACGACGGAGACACATGTTGAGGTACGTAAAGGAGTTTTATATGTCATAGGCGGCGACCCGTACTACATACAATTCGCCTGTGAAAGTCAGGGATACGCCGAATCTGCCAAAGTGATAGAGTGGGATCACACAAAAGGAGCGCCACTATGATAACCAAAGACGAACGCCGATACGACTTAGCCAAAATGTTCGCCGCCGAATTCCTCCATATGGTCACACCTGGCACTGAGATACAGGAGTCTGATCTAGCTAAGGTACTTGCTAAGGAATCCGTGATCTACGCGGATGCCTTAATCGAGGCACTAGAAATGGAACCTACGACACCAACAATACAGGAGACGACACCGCTGCCAGTGGCCGCTATACTCGCTGACGTCTCTGTCGTACTAGACGGGTTCGAAAAAGGTATATTCATACGTGATACTTCACACGACAATGAACTAGGTTGGACCATTAACCTATTACCGTATATCGTCGCCATGGCTAGGCTGTTTGATGCCGTAGATAACAACATACAAATAAAGAAAGTAGAGCCATGACGCCATTTGAGCTGTGGCTGGCAGGTAAAGGCCCGGAGCCTACAATCTATGCGCCGGATACCAGTATGGGTGACTATGTGGAAGACGTATCAGGTAACCTAACACGTCGTCCGTGGAAGTGGCGCAGTCGCATACACCGGCACTATGCCAAGCCTTATGAGCTGGGGGCGCTAAGCGAGGCTCGTGATTATGCCGCGGCCGCTGAAGAACAGCGTACAGCACTAGCACAAGCGATAGCTGCGCTCCCCAACATATGCGAAAGGCGCCCGCTACCAGACGAGTTTCGTTGTTTCATATGTAGCACAGAGTGTGCTACGAAAACGGACAGCGGCTTAGCGGTTTGCGAAGAACATTGCCCTGATTAATCTGCTTTCAACGGACGCGATAATGCCAACCCGTTCGCATTCTCGCCCCACTCTCGCCATGTCCCCGCCTAACTTATTCCTTATCCAGTACCAGACAGAATACCCTACTCCATCTTCACAGCGATTGCCAATGTACTCTCTCACGTCCTGTTCTCGTCGGATTACCGCCTGTTGCGGCTTACTTATGCCTTATCGAGTGAATCGTCACGTGCGCTATCTCTTAGCGAATCGTAAGCGCGGCGGGCGGGAATAGGGCGATTTACGCCTTACTTACTTCGAACCATAGCTGAAGACTCATAACTACTGCGGTAGTAGGACAGACAGACTATAGGGTTAGCTGTCTTCTACTTAAACATGGTTTCCGCGCCGCACTTACGACTTATCGAGCTGTCTATCGAATGCTGCTAACAAGGCGTAAGTGGGCGGGCTGAGATAGGGGCGTAAGTTGTAAGGGTTACACGGCGGTGACGAAGGGACGGGGGGGTGGCTTTACGCCCCACTTTCATTTGTAAAGCCTTAAGCCAGAGTATTGACAGGGGTTATAGACCAGCGGTATAGTCCTTACTAGAGACAAAGGAGACCAAACCCAAATGGAGACCAAACCCAAATGGACTACCGCGACGACCACGATAACAGCCAAACTCAATAACGGCAAAACCGTAGTCGCTAAGCCTGATGGATCGGCTAAGCAATACCGCTCATGGACTGCTGCATGGAAAGCCTGCTGCAAGCTGGATATCGGTACGCAGATCTGGCAGTCACCTATGTCGCGCGTGTTTTATGTGGTAGTGTTGAGTTAAGACACAGTGGGCTATAGGCTCCAGGCGTGATATAGAGGGCGGGTTGCCTAGGTGTCGTCTTTGCGAACAGCGAGAAAGAGGCTATTTATCAAATCGTTCTTGCTCCGGTCGCTAAGGTGGGGTATTGACAGGGGCTATAGACCCGGGTATAGTCGTCTGTATTGAAGGCTCGCTATAGGGTCAAAAGGAGAGACTCAATGGACTACGAAGCTGATTACGAACCGACTGAGGAAGATTACAAGGATTGGGTGCAATGCTTAGCCGACCGTGATGCAGAAGAGCAGGTGGACGAGGTGCAACCGTGAGCGCCATAACGACGGCGATGACGGCAGACCAGGCACTCAAACCTACGGCGCAACAAGCGGCGTTTTTCTTCGCCTTAACCGATACAGAAGACAATATCCTACTGCGCGCGCGTGCAGGCACCGGTAAGACCTCTGCTATCCTCATGGGCGTTGACGCATACGTTGACCGTTTCCCGTCGCATGAAATCCTTGTTTTAGCCTACAACAAAGCCATCGCAGACGAGGTGTCCGGCAAGCTCAAGCATCGCGGGCACACGGATTGGCATAGGGTCCAAGCATGTACGCTTCACTCTTTGGGATTCGGGCTATTGCGGTTCGCGTTTGGCTCCAAAGTGGACGACCAAAAGGTGCGCAATATCATCTGTGCGCATGAAGAGGTCGAGTATACCAACTACGCCGCCCAAATATCGTCGCTAGTCCGGTACGCTAAACAGGCCGGTGTGGGATTCTTTCCGGACGCACAGATAGGCGATCCGCGCGTGTGGTACGATCTCGCCGACCATTTCGACGTTAACGGGTTCGATGATACGACCGAGTCAGACGTAGTAGTATCGTGCGCGCAAGTGGTCTATCGCGAGTCATTAGCGGCTACCGCTACTGTCGATTTCGATGATATGATCTTAATGCCGCTGGTTAAATCGCTCCGTGTCAAATTCACAAAAGACCTTATTTTCCTAGACGAGGCGCAGGACCTCTCACGCGCACGCCAAGCTCTCGCCCGCAAATTCATGCGCACGGGTACCGGCCGGATGGCTATTGTAGGCGACGACTGTCAAGCGATATATGGTTTCTCTGGTGCGGATGCCGCTGCTCTAAACAACCTCGCTACTGCTCTAGCCGCAAAGTCTATGCCGCTGTCCGTGACGTGGCGTTGCCCCAAAACCGTCGTCAAGCTGGCACAGCGTCTAGTGGCTGATCTAGAGGCCGCACCAGATGCACCGGAGGGGGCCGTCCTTAGCGTCGAGTCGCTGCCTGCCGACCTCACCCCCGGCCGTGATGCTATCCTATGTCGCAACACGGCGCCCTTAATCGACCTCGCCTATAAGCTCATTCGTGAGGGTAAGCCGGCCAAAGTTGAAGGCCGCGCGATAGGCGACGGTCTGATAGCACTAGCGGCCCGTTGGAAGGTACGTACGACGGCGGCACTCATCAATAAGTTAGATGATTACTTGGCGCGTGAGACCCAGAAAGCACAAGCTAAAGGTAACGAACAAAAGGCCGCAGACGTCACCGATCGTGTGGAGACGCTGCTACAGATCGTCGCTGAAGCTAATCGTAAGGGGCTGCACACTGTCGATGCTGTCGTGGCCCACATACAGGCGCTATTCTCAGACGGCGACAACAACGTTATTACCTTAGCGACGTATCACCGCTCTAAAGGCCGTGAGTGGGACCGCGTATGTCTTTGGGAGCACACGGGGCGTTGCCCGTCACGTGCGGCACGTCAACAGTGGCAACAGGAGCAGGAGCGGAATCTGGCTTATGTGGCGATGACGAGGGCGAAAGGTACGTTAGTTTTCGTAGGGTAGGTAACCTTGACTAAGCGGCGTGGGAAAGGTCCCGCGTTCGCTATCTTAAAAGAAAGGTGTAGCTTTATGGCAAAGATTCGTTTCGTATTAACGGCCGCCGTTCTGTCGCTCTTTGTGCTCGGTTTGTCGTCCACGGCGCACGCCAACTGGTATGACAACTGGTATTGCAGGGTGATCTCGGAGAACTGTCTCTCCTGTTGTATTCATAACGAGGAATCCTGTGAAGGTGCAGCGGCAAACCAGACGCAGAAGGACGCGTGCGTCGATTCCGAAGGTACGTGTCTTGCGAGCTGTCCGACTGAGGGCGGTAGTAGGTGCGTGCCTGGCGTTGATCCGGGTTGCGGCGGCTAGATATAGGGGTTGCTGCCGGGGCGATTTGTCCCGGCAGCAACCCCTTGGTCCGGTGGAACTAACGGCTATCGGTTGTGGTCGAGGTGTCTCACCGAAACCGCTACAAGAGGGGTAAAGGTAAAATGATAGGCGACCGTATTGGTGTACCTACACATCTATTAGAGGGCGGTACCCGTGAGCAACATTATGTCTTACGCGTCGTTGGCGATTCGATGGCGTGATATGGTACGGTTGCAGTCGTGTTCTAGCAGCATTCCCGTAGTTTTCAGGTATAAAGTGGAGAGTGTTAAAACTCAAGGCGTCGTCGGATTGTAAGTTTACACGTGGGACTGTAATAGAGGCAGATAAATGAGACTCACTAATACAACCGATATCCACAATGATATTATCCGTGAGGTACTACGATTCGTACGCCCGCCCGGCATAAGCAATTTCGACGTGCGCGTTTCGAATACCGCTCGCGGAATCGCTGGCACCGCTTACACTAAGGGTTCCAGCTACCACGATCGCGCATGTCCTTTTGTGGTGCTGAGGATCGGTAAAACAGGGTGGCCATCTGGCGAATTGCCCCCCCATCGCCCGGGCTATAGGGGCGTACCGTCTCTAGCGAATAAAGTGGAAGCGCTGGTGTTTTTGGCAGCGCACGAACTCCGGCATCTGTGGCAAGCGAGGGGGGTACGACGGGGTAGAGCGAAGGGATCGAGGGGCAGCGGAATGAGTGAATGGGACGCGGATACTTACGCATATGAAAAACTTGCCGAATGGAGAGCGGCGACTACCACATCACCTCTGTCCTTACCCCATCTACTCAAGTAGTAGAATAGCAAATATTTGAAGGCAAGAGACAAATTGCGCTATCTCCGCGTGTCCGGCACAGCACAGTATAAAATATATAACCCAGATAACGAAAGTAAAAACAAATGCGCGCTTTAGGTCCTTGTGTCTAGTGTCTACCACATCACCCCCGCCCTTATCCCGCTAATACCCAGCGTCAATTCATTATAAGCGATTGCGCTGGCGTCAACCCATTCGTCCTCGTCTTCGTCATCGCCTACAAAGTCGCACATTAGATCTATATATCTAGCGTTCCAAGGACCTCTCACTATCGCCACATTCCCGGCTTCACACTCGGCCCGGAAAGCACTCGATTTCGTGACCTTATCGACCATGGCCACAGTCCACATATAATCCCATCCGGCGAATGATCGCTTCCGACTCTGTACCACAGCGTCTCCGCTGGCCCCTGGCTCTCTCTCTTCTCGAATGGCACACGCCCGGCCGTCTAGTTCTGCCAATTGATGCATCATCATATCGACACCAAGATCCGTCAACCGCTCGTCCTCGTCTCGAAAAGCGTCTTCGATATAGAATCGCGGGCTAGCTTTCGGATCGATTGTCATAGCTATCTTGACACTGCCTGTGTGGTCTTTCGCTTTACCTGTCGCAGTGTCCCACCCTCTTACTCTACGCACCCGATACGGTACTTGATTGGCATCCACAAATTGCTGGAAATACTTCCGTTTGAATAGTCCGCCGGCCAGTGGAATAGGGTGCTGTTGTAGTTGCGCGGCAGACCCGTACGGACCTAGCTCTATCTCTAATTCGCGCACCTTTTTCTCATTAAATACACCGGGAAATAATAGCTCGCCCTCTACCGTTCGCCAGTCGTGCTTATCCGGTGTAATAATTCGTACCTTATCTGGATCGGTCGGGTCTGCCCTTGCCGGCTCGAATCGCATAGGTAGGACTAATCGTTCCCACCCACCTTTGCCCATTAAATGGCCACTTGGATCATCCTTATGCAGCCTCTGTCCGACATTCAATACAACCGGGTTTAACCTTTGTCTTGTAGGCAGCGTGAAGTCTAGGAACCCATGCACCTTCTCACGCGCCTTTTTCGATCTCGCTTCCTGCGCTTTCAACAAGTCGTCTAGGATAATCCTATTCGGATGTTCGCCGGTTATCGCCCCACCCACCGATGACGCTATCCTATACCCGCCGGCGGAATTCATGAACTTTTCAAGCGCATTCGTCCCACGTGCCAATCTCACGTCTAGGCTATCCCACCCGGCCGATTCCCTCGCCGATTTAATCCAAAATGATTCTCTATACCAGTCGGATTGGACTATCGCGCGTGAACAGGTATTATCCCGGATAGTATTGTCCGGTGCGTACGCCACGGAGATGTAGCGATATTGTGGCCGCTTAATCCATTCCCAGCACGGCCAGAAGACGTTAATGATCGATGACTTGCCACAGCCTGGTGGGATGTTGATATCCCACTTGCGAGGGAGTTCTCCGGCCGATATGGACATTAATAGATCGCATAATACGTCTAGATGGCGACCCCATTCGAGCTTGCGTCCTTGCGAGTAAGGGTAATACTCCCAGGCGCCGCGAATGAAATCGGGTAGCGAGTCCGCATACAGTGACGTGCGGAGGGAGGATAGGGAGAGGGAAACGCTCATCTCTTTAAATTCATCTAGGTTCGTCTAAATGGGCGGCTTTTAAGAATAATGGGTGGAGTCTATCTTTAGATTTACGTCCGTCCCATAGTACGATAACCGATCTAGCGGGCCCCATACCGCATCCGGTCGCTTATCTGGAGATTTGCCACGCCCTACGACAGTGCCGCAACGTGATTTGTCGGTGCGCTTGAAAAATGACGGTTGACGGCTAGCAAATTCGGATAGTATAACACGGTCGCCTAATTTGAATTCATTCATGATTTTAGCTATATCAGACATAATACACCTTTATCCCCTTCTTTATCGCCCGCTTAATACAGTCCTCTGTTCCGGTTCCGCCCGGGAACGCAATCCACCCCACTGCTCGCGGTTCTTTCCTAATCATTCTCCCGTTACGATTATTGCCAGCACAGTGCCAGCTAGGACCATCAATATTAATATCTATCGGGACAGGATCTAGCATGAAGCCATGATCTCTAGCGTATTCAGACGCTTTGGTATCTACACCTCTGGCGGCACCATGGCGGATAGTATTAGCGTTTAACGATTCGGCGATTGATATAAATGCACGTAATTCATCCTCGCTTGGTCGATAGTCACGACCGCCTGTAATGCCTATTACGACAGGAGTAATTGACGTGCTCATCTGTAGTCGTCCCACGCTATACCGCGGCGGTGGCGTTCGTTATGAATCTCGCGGCGTGAGTATAAATCATAATCGTTATCCAACCGGTCTAATGCCCATTTCGGTTTGTTAGGCGGAGTGGGATCTGGCGGCGGATCGTTTGAGATATTACGTTTGGGTGATTTACGTTTGCTCATTTCTATATCACTACTCTTTCAATCGTCACACCTAATTTCTCTGCTATTCTGGCGCACGTTGCACATGGATCGATTGGCAACAACTCACCGCAACTCCCCACCCTAACTATTACTATTCTCGTTAGCGACCGCGGCAACCTACGCATTAACACTTCCTCGGCGTGATAGCCGCGCATGGGTAGACGGGGAGAGTTAACGGCGATTCCGATTATACGACCGCGATAATCAATGCCGGCGGCAGCGACTCGATAACGGCACGAGGTGACACGTAGAGCCGCGCGGATCATGCGCGCGTGGAGAATGGAGGGGTGGGATTTCATCGCCCTATGGTATCTTACTAGAACAACTTATAGAGATCTTTACTACGATCCGATATGGTACATTGAATCGCTCGCACAACATGCGTATCACACGCTTGCTAAGTTCTCCGCGCACTAATTGCGGAAGGTAGCCATAACGTTCGATATGATCGAAGAATTCAAGCACTGAATCTATAGTACTCGCCATTACGACGACTCCTTTTCCTGTATAGCAGCACCGAGCGATTGAAGCCACGGCACAACCTTACCGTGGAAACAGTCGGTACACAGATCCACTCTATAGGTCGTGACGCTGTGACCTTCCGGCCATTCATCGCCTTCACGGAATTCGATATAGCCCTCATCAATACTACAGCCGTATCTAGTGATTTCACTTTCGCAAATGTCGCACGTTTTCCATGTACGAACAACAGTGACGACTTCTTTAGTTTCTTTTTTGGTTTCTTGACGATTCATTTGACGTATCTCCTTCTTTAAATCCGTGTTTGGCGCAGGCGGAAACGGTGGGTGTAGGGGTACGGCGTATAACCTCTTTTATATTCAAATAATAATTAAATTTATCCACTCTCGCACTGTGCGACCGTTGCATGTTCCGTCCTAGCCATATCTGTCCGTGTATTAGTCCGCTGCGTCTCTGTTTCTCGGTCGGTTTGCGGCAAACTTCACCGACAGGCGCAGAACATAATGGGCAAACTATTGTGAGACATTTAGATGGCATTTGGCTTACTCCGTCCTCTTAACTTTTCCCGTCAACCCAGGTGCGTACCTTTCCCCTCTCGCTCTCCACCGCGGCAGTAACGCTATCAAACTCCCATTCCCGCCTGTGCAATCCCAGCACTCTCTATTGTCGTGTGGGAGGTATCCTATTCCCGGTGACGGCGCCGGCTCGTTAAGGTCGCGCCAGTCCCAAGTAGGGCGGTCGCGGGAGAGGTAGAACAGACAGGTGATGATCATCGAGGCTATGACTAACGCGAATACGGCTAGGCCTATTATTAGATCCAGTGTCTCCATGTTTACTCTCCCCTTTCCGTACCGGTACTACTCCCTTTTTATCGGCAGTTATCCGCCGTCGCCGATCCTAGTCCGCCCTCGATTACCGACCGTCGACAGTCGTGACAAGTTAGGTAATAGAGCCCGCCATCGGATAGCTTAGGCGACGTGGCGTCTACGTTGCCGCGTGGCGATCCGAAGTTGTGACGATTATAGGATGATGATTTACCATGAATAACTCCGGCTATACCTTTGGCGTCATCTAGGACGGACTTCATACGACGCGATACGTCGGCGGATGCGAGCTTAGATAATACGGTATTGGCGGTTTCCTTTGCGTTCATGGTTTGTCCCTTTCGTTATCCAGCGTCGAGTTAATGTCGCCTTTTTCTTATGTTGCGCCACACACCACTGTGGCATGCTGGCTGTGACACGTCTTGTCTGATCTTTTACATATGCCGCTGATCCGATCGCAATTGCTATACCACGTCGTTTTAGTTTATATTTTTGATACTTAGTCAGCACTCGCATGTATCCATTGTCGGCGGAGCATAGCACGGTGCCATCATATATGTGCTGGCGGCAAGTTGGATCTATTAATACAGATGCTAGCATTTTACTTGTTCTTACCGGGAATATAAACCGGCATTTTTAAGTCAGTGTCCTCACGTTCACCTTGCCTTCTCCCCTAAGATGTATACGTGTGATCGTAATGAGCTGGCTTTAACCTTATGTATTGTGTGCTTGTCTATTAATACAACTATTGTACGATTCTTGGACATTATACGGATCTTATTGTCATGGCTGTACGATTCATTCGGTAGTATTTTTACTCTCAAGCACGTATTAGATGGTATTTTTTCGTCACAACATGTGCACGTAATTACTCCTGTTGTAATATACACCACGTCTTTTTGTAGTAGCGTAGACGATTCCATCTTTGGCGATTCCATTTTCTATAACTCTCTATCTTCTGTGCTTGTCAGCGTCACGACTTTTCCGCCGTCCGTGCGTACAATTATTCTATCACCTATTTGAAGTCCAGCGATGTCCAGTATCCGCCGCGGGATAGAGATAACGACGGAGCCACCGACGCGGCGGAGCTTGGATGTGGTGATTTCGGTCATGTGCCCGCTAACTGTCCCGATCAAATTCGCCTGTAGCAAGAAAGCAGTGGAGAGCGTATCGTAGCTCCTCGATACAGTCGCGATCTACAACAGTAGAGTTGCTGCCGTATAATTTCGTTATTTGTACGGCGTCGCCTGATAATCTGGTTATCAGTATATCGGTTTTACCGTTGTCTTTGATCGCTACGGTATCGGATGTTGTGTTTACGTACACCGGTAATCCTCCTAATTTGTCGCCAGTTAGACGTTAGGGTCGTCTACTATAACTTGCGACAGTTTATTGCCTACTATTTTCTCCGCACGACCGAATAGGCATTCAACGATGGTGGCGTTGCCATTATCATCTGGCATTGTGTAGACCACGGTTAAATTACCGGGATAGCTACAAACGAGGACAGGGGAGACGGAGACAGGCCGGCGTTTCCTTGTTATTTCGTCCATGGCTTGCAGCCTACCACATATCCCGCGGATATGTCAACATATCCGTACATATCTCCCACATATCTCACATATATCTGGACATACCTCTACCTGCCTGTGTCCCGGCTGATCCTTTCGACCCCTCCGCCCGTCCCCCGTGTTACCCTTGAGACAAAATACCCCGACCGCCCCAAAATGTCCCATATCGCTGCCAACCCTGAGACCAAATGACCCAACCGGCCGGGCCTATACTAGATGATGTCAGCGGCCGTCAAGCTGGCGGCAGTGGGGCTGTCTCGGGCAACGGTGGCGGCGATCCGGCCGGCCCGGCAGCCGGCCTCCACACCCCTCTCGGCCCCTCTGGTCTGCCCGGCCCCGACTCTGCCCTAGTCCGTCTCCTCTCCTCGGCCCTGGTCGAGCGCCAGCGCTTCCGGGCGTACGGCCCCGGCCCCAACCTCTACGGTGGACGGCGCGACCTCTATGGCGCGGTGGGTTATCCTAGACAGTTAACGAGTGACGATTACCGCGACTTTTACGAACGTGGCGACGTGGCCGCAAGATTAGTCGAATTCTATCCACAATCGACTTGGTTGCCAGCTGTCGCGGTGAACGAGATAGATGACCCCGACACACAGACGGAATTTGAGCGTATATGGATAGATTTTGATCGCCGACTAAATGTGATAGCTGACATTTTCATGCGCGCCGATATCCTAGCGTGCACGTATCGCTATTCCGTCATCGTGATAGGCGCGCCTGGTGACCTATCGACTGAGCTACCTCGCGGCAATGGCCGCCCGGATGCTATCAAATATCTAACGGTGCTTGGTGAGGACAGGGCGGCTGTCACTAGGTTAGTCGGCCAGGATGACACCGATGAGAACGGACTATACCCCGGCGCGACTGGCTATATAGACCCGGTGTCTAGTTCGCGCTTTGGCCTACCGTTAACCTATTGCTGTAAATTCGGCGTTGCCATTAACTATTTCACTAGCGATGGATCAGTTAGCTCGTCAACCGGATCGCTAATTGAGCGCGATGTACACTGGTCGCGCGTCTGGCACATGGCTAACGGCACGCTAGACAATCGCGTCTATGGCCAGTCTATGTATCGGCGCGTGGCTAATGCGTTAATAGATTACCAGAAACTACGTGCGGCCTACGCGGAGTCGGCATGGAGGACGGCGAGCCCCAAGATTCATGCCAATATGGACCCGACGATGATGATGTTGCCGGGCGAGGAAGAGCAGTTAAGGGAAGCTATCGATAGGCTACGCCACGATATGGAAGATGTGGTACGTACCCGTGGTGTGGATATTAAGATGTTGTCATCGCCGGTGGGGTCTATGGAGGCTAACGTCCATACCCTGTTACGTGTTATATCGGCGGCGTGGGGTATTCCGGCGCGCGTGATGACTGGATCGGAAGAGGCTAAAGCTGCCGGGACGCAAGATGACAGACACACTAATGACAGGCAGACGGAGCGGTGGGGATATTATGCTACGCCTCAGTTAGGCGGGTTTATCGGGCGATTGGCTGATTACAATTACATGCCGCGGCCGAAGGACTTGACGATTGTCTGGCCGGAGATTGAAGAGCACACGGAATCTGAGAAAGCGGCTATCGCTAGTCAGTTGGCGTTGGCGAACAAGAATCAAACAGACGCTCGCGACACGCCTATACGTACATCGGCGGAATTGAGAGATGAATTGTGGGGATTGAGAGATCCTATTATCATGCCCGACGTCGCGCCGAATGACAATCAAAATCTAAACGATAATCCTATGACTGACAATCCTACTGTCGATTCCGTCCGCGCGGCTAGTCAGTCGCCTGATAGCCGCATCATCATCATTGGCGGTCCGCGACGCGGGAAGTCCACTATCGCCCGCAACCTCCGTACGTCAGCATCGGCTATTCCAACCTATTGTGGCGACCCGGTCAATTTAGTCAAAGAGCCTGAGGACGGTGTCACGTATCTCCCCGCGAATCTATCGTGGTCGGAATCGTCGGCGTATATAGCTGAGAATTGGCTGACTCAGCCCGGCCCATGGTGCTGTGAAGGTGTGGCGATGGCTAGAGCGGTACGAAAGATGGTAATAGCCGGGAAGACTGCCATACTAGACGGCGTGGATATTGTCGTATTGATAGAGCCTTACGAAGGAGCCTCAGAGACAGCCGGCCAGGCGATTATGGCTAAAGGCGTGATGACAGTGTGGGCGGAGGTGGCTGATTTATTTCCACAAGCTAGGACTATATCGACGGGCAGAAATAGCGCCAATAAACAGTCGCAAGCGCAATCCGCCACGGTCGCCAACCGTAAGCTTGACACGTGGGAAGTGACGATGCCGGCCGGGCGCCGTGCGATAGCGTCAAAGAAGAATCACAAATCTAGTCCGCGGTTTAGTTTTAAGGTATGGTGAGAATAATGCGAGCGGCCCATCAACAGAATGCTATCGGCACTCCTCCGGGTCGCCCGCGCTCCGTCGACGGTATCGGCCGGGGAGAACCGGCAGCGTCGACGTCTCCGAGCGAGGATAAGTAGAGCACAGATAGAGGCCATGTACAATAGAGCAAATAAGGCGGTAGTCGCGAGAGGGTCTGTGGGCTTATCACGTCCCATTCCCTCGTCTATTCGCTCGGCGACCCGGTCCTTGTCGTTCCGTCTATCCTCAGCCAAATGCCGCGAGGAAACTTATCTCGGCGAATCACATCTAGTCGTACCGGTAATCCCGTTAGTTGGCAATATAGTATTTTGGCCGACTGGTGCCGAGGGTTATGAATGGGTGCCTGATTACGTTATCGCCGCCGCTCCGGTTGGGTGGAATAATAGGCCGGTTGTGCCTATTCATCCGGACATATCGCTGCCAACCGCTAATACACCGGAATTCTTGACAGCCTATTGTTTTGGGCAATTGTTTAATACTTATTACGGTGCCGATGATAAGCTCCACACCGAGGCGTGGCTGAATCGTACCCGTGCGGCGCAAGTGGGGACGATGGCAACCGGCGTACTAGCGAAGTGTGAATCCGGTGAAATGGTAGAGGTTAGCGTAGGGGCGCAGATTCAGTTTGAAAAGCGCGCAGGATCGTTCAATGGTCAATCTTACGTCGGCATATGGCGTGGACTGGTACCAGATCATTTGGCGGTCGGATTGAATGGTTCTGAAGGTGCGTGTTCGATTGAAGCCGGATGTGGCGGGCCGAGGACGGCAGTGACGAAGATTAAACCTGTTAAGCCTACCGATAAGTCCGATAGGCCGAGATCTAGATCTAAATCTAAATACGTATTCCTAGAATCCAATCGTTCACGATTAATAGGAGCTACCACCATGCCAATGCCTTCACTGCGCGAATCCGTTACCGGCCTATTAACCGCTCTTCGCTTATCCGGCACTCCCGCTGAAGACGCGGAGGAAGCAGCCGAACTAATCGCCTATGGGTCGATGAGAGACTTGGTCGATAATGCAATCGCCAAGCTTCAAGCGGCCAGAGTAGATATTGTATCGCTAATCTCTGCTGAGACAGAATCGCCAACCGAGAGTGTAGAAGCGGAGTCGGCGGAAGAGACTATAGAGCTGGCGCAGTATTCGCGGATTAGAACGTTACTCTACTCTGCCGGTGATGAAATCTATGCTGCGTCCAGTGTCGTTTACGATCTGTATCGTGAGCACGTGGCCGATAAGTTGGAAGAGGAAGCTGCTGCCGATGGCGCGACACCGGTTGTGATTGTGGGCGATACGAGATATTACGCCGATGGTAGTGGCGGCGACGGCGCGAGATCAGCAGCCGGCGCGCGGCACAGCAAAGAAGACATGAAGATGATTCAGTCGACGCACGACACGACTGTCAAGCTCGGCGCTGTGTGTGTGAGCGAGGAGACTAAGGCGGCGGCGGCCACGGCCACAGCCACGACCGTTAAACCGTGCGGATGCCACAATCCGGCGTCGTTGTTTTAAGCAAAAGGCTAGGTGGCCGACTATGAGACGTTTAGATGAGTCGTTAGACGTGCGGCGCTTATTAGACTTGCCTAAACCAGAGATCGATCTTAGGAAAATAGCAATTTCCGCTGGCGGTAACGTTCAACCGTCAAACGTATTAACTCGACAGGAGGATTCCACTCATGGCAACCGTAGATGAACTCGTAACCCGGGCCGCTAAGACCGGCCTATACACCGAACCGGAGCTGACGGCATTTCGCGCAGCGCTCGGCCCAAACGCCAAGCCCGAGGAGAAGGAAGCGGCGTTGGATGGATTGGTCGGGAAGTTGGAGGCGGCAGCGGATAAGGTGCGAACGGCGACGGCAACCAATCCGGCGACTGTTAATCCCGCCGCGACCGCCAACCGGCCGGCAAATGCCACGGCGGCAGCAGCCAACCCTACACCCCCTGCGCCTGTCACTGCCCCGACCGTTATGACAGTAGATGAGTATCTCGCTACTGCTCCTCCGCTCGTCCAAGGTGTGGTCCGTAAGGCTATGGCAGCAGAATTAGCTGCACACGCGGCTATGCTCGCGACCGTTCGCACTGCCGCTGTGGCTGTGGGGTACACAGAAGCAGAGTTGACGGCGATGTCAACTGAGGATTTGCAACGTCTCGCCAACCTTTCAAATATCGCTACGCCGAAGATGGATTATTCGGGCCTGGGGATTGTCGCTCACGGCCAGGTTCCGGTTGAGGGTAGAGCGGCTGTCGTACGGCCGGCGGATGCTTGGGAGGATGAACTCGGCGACAAGAGGAATAAGGGGAAGTCAGCGGCAGCAACGAATTAGGACGAACGCGGGGAACATTGAGTATGTAACCAGTCTGACCTTTTAACGTTTACATAGACCGATATCACACGGAGGCCACTTTCACATGCCTAACAATCCGAACAAGATCCTCCTGTCCACACGGCACGAGGAACTTATCGTCAATCGCTACCCGGCCGGCGAGGATGGACTCATAAAGCCTGGCCACCTGATCGAGCAGTTCAACCATAACACGCTAGGTATGGCGTGGCAGCGAAATTCATCGGCTACCAATATGCCACAAATGATGGTGGCGTTGCCGATGGATATCGTAGGCCAGGGGATCGACACGCCGTATGTGCTTGGGGATAACTTGGTAGCGCACCCGCTTCACTCGGGAATGGTGTTCTACGGGATCTTGCCATCCGGGCAGAATATCACCCGCGGCGATAAGCTACAGTCGAATGGCGACGGCAACCTTAAGGCGGCGTCACCTGTCACGGCGGCAGGCGGGGTCGCCAAGTTCATCGCACAGGAGACCATCGGGCCGATTAACGTGCCGACTAGAGTTCGGGCGATGGTGCTGTAGGCCACCGAGCGACGAAATATTATACTATACTATATCAAACTACACTACAGATAGAAAGGGTTTTACCGTCATAGCTATCTGCTCTTAGGAGATTTCACATATGCCACTCGCCGCCGGAGTCACGGGTCCTAACCCGTCATTTACTGCAAACCCGAACGGTACAATCTTAGAGGGTGTGCCGTCTGAATACTGGCATAACCCTATCGGGTATATTCGTTCATGCACGCCGCCTATGCCACAGTCGCGCAACCCAGAGTACGAAATCCGCAACGGCGCACCTATCCCTCTTCACGCAGAGGAACTGATCGATCGCGCTATCAAGTCAGTGGGGCTGAAGCGCTTGAAGATCCTAGCCGATCTATTGAATGCCGGGCTGAAATTCGTAGTCCCAGATTGGCTCGGCGTCATGGCCGTGCGGTGGCAGCGTGAAGGTGTCGTTGGTAATCCGCAGTTCTCCATGCTGCCTAACACACAAATGGAGGATTTCGGCCTGGACCTCGACTTGGTGTCGCTGCCGATGTATTGCCTGTCGAACGGATTCAATATCCACCCGCGGCTGTTTGAAGAGTGGCAGCGGTATGGTACGCCGTTGGATCTTCGCAGCGCCAAGCAAGCGGTACGCCGGCAGAATGAATTCCTGGAGCTTTCTATTATCTGGGGCGCGCCGATTCAGTCGATGGGCCTGCCGGTGCCGGGCATCCTCACTGCGCCGCATGCCAACTTCGTACCGCTCACTGGTGCGCTTTCGTGGTACGACGCCAACAAGACCGGCCAACAGATCATTGGCGATATCAGCACCATGATCGACGCGGAGAACGCCAATAACCACTACGGACCGTTTTGGCTGTATGTTGGTACTAAGGCAGGTAATCACCTCCAGAGTCTGGACTACAAGACTGCGGCATCCGCGTCGTCAATGTCTACGTGGGAGCGGATCGCGGAGATGCCGTCGATCGGTCGAATCGAGATCGCCGACTATCTCCCGGCCGACAATCCGGTCATGATCGACCCGGACGATAGCGTTATCGATGTGCTCTACGGGCAGGCGCCTACACAGTTGAGCTGGATGACCGGGCCGAATGGGTTACAGACACGGCACTTCATGGTGTTAAGCTCGATCGTGCCGCGGATCATCGAGAGCCAGACGAACCAGTCGGGGATTGTTGTTGGAAAGTTGAACCAGGGCGATGTGCTTACCTCGCCGTGGCAGTCGTTACTGGTGTAAACGGAGAGTAAAGTACCGTACATATATAAATAGACTATACGGAGGAAACCATACATGCAAGTCCGTGTGATGCATGGGCCAAAGGCGACAGACTATACGACATATCACAACTGCCGCGGTGTAGTCGTGAGCCGACAAGGGGATGAGATCATCGCTAGATGGAAGTCTGGCGATGACGAAGATAGAGACGTTCCGTATATGGAGAAACGTGTGCCACACGATGGCCACGAGATATTTGTAATGGGGGATAACGGAAAAACCATTACGGGGTACCGGATCAAGGGGCAGAATGGTGGGTATAACGGCGGTACCGTCAACGGAGATGGCGGCAATGGAAACGCTTAGTCAGCCGGAAGTTGTTAAGCCGAAATATCTATACCTTATAACCGCTGGCGTTGTCGTCATTCCGGGCTATGTCGGGCCGGCGCCTGATTATATCTGGAATAAGGGTGAAGTGCTGGGGGTCGGTAGTACAGTGGAGTTGACAGAGGAAGACGCGCGTGGGATCGGCGTGCACAGGGTTAGGAGGGTGGATACGACCACACATACGCCCGTGTCCGTGCCTGTGTCGCCTACAACTATGCCTACACCAGTGCCCGCACCGATCCCCACCGTAGCCACTACGGCGGTGGCTGTGGATACGGATTGGACGTTCGTCTCCACGATGACAGTGCCGGACGTCGTGGCATTGATCGACAGCATAAACGACGTCGATTCTCTCTCTTCCATCTATGAAGCGGAGAAAGCCAGCCTAGATCGTAAGGGGGTGCTTAACCGTGCGCTATCTCGTATTGCTACGTTGAGAGGGGGTGAGAAGTAATCGTCTATGCCTATTACCATCGATGCGACTGTTAACGGCGCCAACGCCAATTCATACGTGACAGTGGACGAATTCACGTCCTACTGTGCCACACGTGTACCTGTCGTGATATGGCTGGCAACTGCCACAGCCGACTTCATAGCGGTGTGCATTATCACAGGGACTAGGCTATTCGACGCTTCGTTTGATTGGACAGGCGTCGCCGCCACGGCGACTCAGCGGCTAGCGTGGGGCCGCAATGGAATGTCCACGCGGAATGGGTACGGAATAGACGGCGCTACTATTCCCGGCGATCTCAAAGCTAGTGTATGTGAGTTTATTATCGCTGTGGGGGATTCGGCTGTACAAGGCGCTAACCGTGCCGGCGATGATCAGGCGGCTAGAGCGAACGTCGCGGGGGTGAAAGCAGGCCCGGTGGAAGTGAGATTCCAGTCCGTTAATACGTTTACGAGAGAATCTGCGGATGTGACGATTAGGCGAACGTGGCCGGAGTTGAACTATGCTAGTTTAACGGTGCCGGATATCGTAAGGTATTTGCTTCCGGAGTCGTGGTATAGACGGGCGAGTGTGATGCAGACGATACAATTTAGAGTGTCATGACCGTGGGGAGGCGTCAACGATGAAGAATACCTATTGCACATACTGCGGAAGCGTATATCACCCGACTAGCCACTGCCCTAAGACGTATAACGGCTCAGCTAACAGAGCTCGTCTAAGATGTGCGTATTGCGGCGGCACAGATCATAATGCAGACGCTTGCTACCGCTCGCGTCATTTACCTGGCCTAAGCCTCGTCCGTTGTGTGGCCGTCAGAATCGAGTTAGGTACCTAACTCAGCCCGAGGAGGACTATAACACAAGCCCAAGCCGGCTGTATCCCGGTAAGTAAGGCGTAAATAGCCACCACCCCGTCCGTCCTCAAAAAGGAGCCCATCTCTATGGCCTTCCCCCTCGAAATCGTCCGCTCTGGGATTGTCCTTGCCAACGGCCTCACCAAAGGGCTACAATGCAAGGTGAAGTTTGAAGCCGTCACGGGACAAGGGGCTAACGGCCGGACATACGCCGCGCCCATCTATATAGATGCCGCAGTGGATATGACAACTAAGGAACGGGTGAGACCGGACGGGAAGATATTGACTATCGCGGCGACGGTGACGGTTGTGGGAGATATACCGGCTAATGGGACGGTTATCGTGGGTAATCCACGGCGTGAGCCTGTAGATCCACGCGATAGGGTGACGTTGCCGAACGGGTTTACCGGGCCTATTATCAGTGCGCCTGGTAGTGTTATCGACCCGGGTACAAATCGCGGATTGATCCATGTGATAGAGCTGGGGGCGGTATAGATAACTAATCAAAAAGATAAAGAGAGGAGTAGATCAAATGCCATTCACCAGATTCTATAACAAAACTACACTAGTAAAGGATTTGCCGCTTGACGACTACGAGGCGATGGTAGATCACTTCTACTTGCGCTATTACGGGTGGTTTTTAGAACCTATTGAGGACTTCCCGCGAACCGGCCATGACGCTTTTGTAGCATTAATCTCTGTCTGTACGATGGCGGCGCAGATAGGTGGTCTATTATATCCATGTAGTTTATTTGATAGTCCGGAAGATAATCGCACGGCCGAATTCGCTACGCTACTAGAGCATTGGTTTGGCGATAGTTTTCCGGTATTTGTGATAACCGAACCCTCTGATGCACTCACAGACACCGGACTAGCTGCCAGATTCTACAAGAGTGTATTTAACGGTAGCGGTTCTGATCCGTCTGTAGGAATATCCGGTACTGGCGTATTGCATACGCGATCTGATGATGGCGTAGATGTTATCGATCCTTGGGTTTTACGTGACAAGGTAAAGGAAGCGTTTGAAGAGTGGTGCTGTACGGCTAAAAAAGCGTATAGTGAGGAGGGTCGTGAGCTGTATATGCAAGCGTTCCGCACGGCAGCCGGGCTAGACAATTAGTCAGACCTAGACAAATAAACCATACTATACTATAAAAGAAAAAGAGGACGAGACCATGAGCGAACTCAGATATTTAACGGATGCAGAGTTAGAGCAGGCATATTTCGACGAATCAGAGATTTTCGCTGATACACCAGATCGCGGCCTTGTTAAGGGCCGTTTGAAGGCGATGATGCGGTCCGCTAACGGGGCACCCGCGAAATACACGTTTATATACGGTTACAAGGTGGACACAACCGATGTCGGAGAAAGCCCATACCGTATCGGTAGATTTATAGGTACTGCGGGATTTTTTCTTAGTGATATACCCGACCAGGCCGCTATCACCCGCCACGACATCGCCGTCGTTATGATCACGACCGACCGTGTACCGTCGTATTTCGCGCAAACTTGCCAACTACTCCGCGAGTCAGAAGGGCTAGACAGCTTCCTCGATATCGAGCGGTCTGGTGTGGCTATTTCCACGTTTATAGATTCGAATCATAAGCCGAATCGTAACGCCGCGCAGGCGCTCGGATGGGGGGCCAGTCAGAATCGCAAATGGGTGTTATTCCTAGAAGACGACCTTCGATTCTGTAATCGATTCATTGACTCTGTGGCGGCGTGGCTATCAAAATATCATAGCGCTTTTGACAACGGTTACGAACGGTACACCGCATCCCCTATTTACCTTTTTGGTTCTGCGTCCATTGTCGATACTCCTAAATCGAAAGGTATACATACTGTCTACGAAGGATTACCTCACGGTGACGAGTGGGCATCCGTACCTATTGAGGGTTTTTACGGTACGCAAGCTTTTGCAATTCTTGCAGAAGACGCAGCGAGTTTAGCTCAACATCTGGCGGCAACCGACGATCCGGTCGGACAGTATGACTTGTCTATAGCTAAATGGTGTCATGATTGCTATCCACGCGTACAGTATTTCGTCACTTCTATACCCTCTTTCGTCCAACATATCGGTGAAGAGTCTAGTATTCGTCCGGGTGGACCACATTTTACTTTCCCGTCGTGGCCGGGTGAGAAGTGGAGTTATTTACAACAGGACATAGACGATAAACGCAAAGAAGCTGTAGAGGGTATATTCGCTGAGGTTGTAAAGGGTGGTGGTAGGTTCGCAGAAATACCAGGCTCCGATAGCGACGGCAATCTCCGACCACAATCGGCTTTAACTTCCGTCAAACCTTGTAATCTGATTTGCACCCGCTGCGGCAAGCCTATAGACGAAATGGACGTATCTGTGGGAGATCGAAAGGCCGGTAATAACAGTCCAGGATATAAATTTGCGCACTACGGCTGCTACTTCGCTGATGAAATATCACATCCTTTGCGCGATCCTGCGGTCCGCGCCGCTTACAAACGCGGCGATATTCTCGACGGGCAACGCAGAATGTTGTCTTATTTGGAACAGCAAGAGGTGTGCAGTCCAGAAAAGGGCTGCGGTGTGGCCGCCGACGATCATTTCAAAAACCCTGACCGTATTTTGGTGTGCGATGCGCCGCCTAAAGCTAATTTCTATAGCGCCGGGCAAGTAGCGAAAGATGCAAAGAAGATGGCCGCTATTATCACAGACGGTTATGGGCCCGACATAGTGTTAGCGCCGCCGTCTCAAATACCATCGCCAGAGCAATCGTCAGAGGATACCTTAACGATTAAACCCGGTATGCTTATCCAGTACAATAATGCCACCGCAGTAGCTATGTCCTCTAGTACGGTACGCACCTGTACTAATCCGATTTGTCAAGACCGCACACCGAGTGACGCAGAAGATCTGCCGCCCGAAGTCGCGTACGATGACAACGACGGCAAAGGCGACCTCTCCGCTCCCATCCTCACAACCTCTCGCCGTGTCCGTGCCGAGGACTTCCGCTCTGACTGGTTACGCCAATTAGCGGCGGAAATGAATGAACCTGTCAGAATGCACAGGAAGTTGTGGGAGTATGCGGCGATTGCAAAAGTTTATCTAGAAAGAGTGCCGCGCGCTGGATATCGTGCGTTCGACGCAACCGGGTACCTACGTCCACACGTTCTCGGTTTTGGCGTAGGCCGCGACCCCTTAGCTGTATGGTTTGCCAGTCGCGGCGCCGTTGTCGTCGCCACGGATAAACCCGAAGAGACGACTAGCGATGATTGGAAGTTAACCGGCCAGCACGCGAGCGGGAAAGATCAATTGCGACGGTTGAAGAGCACGACGGATGGGGATTGGAAACGTATTACGTATATGCCGTGTGATATGAATGACATCGCTGTCAAATGGGCCGGCGGGGTTGACATGTTATATGACCTCACGTGGTCTTGTGGTTCATTCGAGCATATCGGCGGCATTCAAGCATCCATCGACTTCTTCGTCCGTCAAATGGCCTGCCTCAAGCCTGGCGGCGTAGCTGTCCATACCACGGAGTATTCTACACTTCACACCATGCTTGACTCGCCAGACCTATGCTTACTCCGCTCGTGTGATATCGCTATTATCGCTAGAAGACTAGCGGAACAGGGCGACTTACTCCTCCCATTCGACCCCACGCCAGGGAATGAGCCGGCTGATTTCTATATTGATCGGCCGCCGTATCCGGGCAATCTAGTTACACCGGTAGAGGGGGCTATCCCGGCAAGTGCGAAGCTAGGCGCTATCGGTCCGTGGCATTTATCGATGGAAGTGGGTGGGCATGCTACGACATCAATTGTGCTGATTGCAATACGTGGTAATGGCGCGCACGACAAACTCACTGACAGCGAAGTCTTACAAACGGCAAACGCTAATCGTGAACTGAAAAGCTTATTTTTAGCCGGCAAACCTGATAAAACCATTAAGCCATCTATCCTCTTCCTCGGTGATGCTGTAGTATCTAGCGGCTTTGCAAAGTCAACTCACTCCGTATGCAACTATCTTTTCTATCATGGTTGGGATGTACGCGTCTGCGGAATGAATTACTATGGGCAACATATGACAGCTGAGGATCATGCGCGTTATCCGTATCCCATTCACCCCGCATTCGACCCCGTCCATGGCCCATCTTCGCCGGATGGCTCTACTCTTCTCCCGCGATTGATCTACGATTACCGCCCCGATATTGTCGTAATCCAACAAGACCCGTGGAATATCCCAACTTACACTCGTGCGATAGATCAGGCGTTCTCAGCTATCGATCGCGCTACCCCTCCCATTGTCGGCTTCCTAGCTGTGGACGGCGCCAACCAAGCTGGTATGCCATTGAATCGTCTTGCGGCCGTGGCAACATGGACACAATATGGATTATCGGAATTACGCTCGGGTGGTTATACAGGCCCGGGCTACGTTATTCCGCTCGGCGTCGATACTGAGGTATTCCGGCCGCTCGACCGTCAAGCGGTTCGCCGGAAATTCGCCGAATCCGTTCGCGCGATGCCCGGGAAGCTAGCCGACGACATCGACATAGAGACGACATTTATCGTCGGATTCGTAGGGCGGAATCAGCCGCGGAAGAGGATCGATTTACTCCTGCAATCATTCTCAGAATGGATTCGCGGCATTCACGGCAACGAACCAGTCGCCAATGCCATGCTCGTCCTACACGTCGGGCCTACCGGCGACACGGGATTTGACATTCCATCTCTCGTTAGGTATTGGAAACTTGACGGGCGCACTATTGTCTACACGCCAGAGATCGGTCAGGGCGAGACCGAGGAATGGCTTTGTGAGCTATATAACACATTCGATCTATTCGCCACGTGTACACAAGGCGAGGGGTTCTGGTTGCCAGGATTTGAGGCAGCAGCGTGTGGCGTGCCGATTGTAGCACCGAGGTATTCAGCGATAAGTGAGCTATTCGGCAGATCTGCTATGATGGCCGAGTGTGTGAGTACGATAGCCAGTGCGCCGATCAATGGCGCTATGTCTACATTAGGCGGATTGGTATCTATTATACACTTCGTCGAAATACTAAATAAGATGTATAGCGCTAGGAGTCTGCGTGACGGGATAGCCGAGAATTGTTTGCGATTGTCCAGTGAATATTCTTGGCAATCAACCGGCTGTCATTTCGAGCAGATGTTACGTGCTATACTAGGTTTTTTAGAAACTCTCGATATTGACGACGACAACGACAGCTAGACGACACGTATACTCCGGCCATGGCCTACTACCTTGAACTCATAGCCATTCAACGCCCGTTCGCTATCGGTCACGATGACGACGGGCGGGCGTTATTCTCTTTCAATCTCCGCGCGATCGGATTCGGAACCAACTCCACTTGGGAGGATGACATCGCCACCTTGATTTCCGGGGCCGGTCTTGGTACTCTGTGGTCTGACATGTTCATAGGATCATCGGCGGATATTCCATCGGGGTCGGCGAATACCACGCCGTATATAGAGATCATCGGTACCGGTGGAATGGCTACAAAATTCACAGCCGAAGATAACCAGCTACCCAATTTGAGCGTACAGATCATGGTGCGCGCTGCCGGATACCAGAATGCACAGGTGAAAGCTAATCAGATATTCGAACTGTTGAACGGAAAAAGGAATTTTCAAGTATAAACCACGTCACACTACTATATTATACCATGCCGCGCCATACCACACCACGACCATACCACATTATCCTTATCGAAAGGAGACTACCCCATGACCTCGCCTTGACCTCTCCGTTATCGAAATAAGGAGCCCCTGCCATGCCCGTCACCCCTCACGGCCCACAAGCCGGCCACGGCGTTGTAATGTCGCTCGAATTAGACCCGGTCGGCGCCCCGGGCGTATTCACTCGTCTCGCCAATATAACCTCCGGCATCGACCTCCCCAAACATGACCGGCGTGAAGCTGAGATAACAGCCCACGACAATACCATCGATGATTGGATGCTGTCGGTTCCGATGCGGGACGTACTAACCGTTACGGCGGCGTTTTGTTTCGACAACCCCAGCCACGACCACGTAACGGGCGCAATCAAGCTTTATTATTGGGGCGGAACCTTCGGTGTCAAGTTCGACGGCCCGGCATATCCTAACGGCGATTCCTCTGGATTCTATATGGCCAGTGGACAGTTGAAAACATATCAGATCAAACAGCCCAACCTTCAGGGTGAGCGCCAGTTAGACCTCACCTTCCGTTTCCGTGGACCGGAGATCATTTCCGCGCCGGCCACCGGTGCCGTTCGTTACGGTACGTAAAACGCTAAGATATAACGACAGTACCGATAAGGACACTAACTTAGACGATAACAGAGGAGACTATCACCATGTCACCAAACCTCACTGCCGCCCTACTCGCAGAGCGCGCCAAGCGCGTTACCGCCGTCGATATCCCGGAGATCAACGCAACCGTCCACGTACGTAAGCCGTCGTATAACGAGGGTCGGGACTATGCTAGAAAAAGCACAGCTGTGACGATGGC